AGTACTACACACATTAAAATTGAAAAAACCACAAAACAATGGGGGTTAAGATGTATAATATATTTAACTTGGAAAACTTATTACGTATATCAGACAACTCCTTATGAACTTAATAAAAAGCACGATAAATGCGGTATTTAAGGGTTTTTAAGCGGTATTAGACCAATTATTATTTCCCACATATTTCTATGTATTTCTATGTATTTCAATAGCAAAAGTGTGTAGTAAGTGTGTAGTAACAAGATTAAAAGTGTGTAGTAAATTAAAACTAAATAAAGCCTTGATGTATGACATAAATATGAGAAGAACTTGATAATGTTCTTCTCTTTTTTTATGCAAAAATATAATCAGAAAGAGAGGTAGTGCAAATGTTTTCTGATGAAGTTAGAGAAAAAATCTTAAGCAAAGAAGAATTGCAAAAACTTGACTTAGTAACATTATCTCTTGTTATCCACGCAATCGAGGAAGTTTTGGAGGAGGCAGACAATGAACAATCCTTATCAGCAACCGATTATGAGTAATTATGTACCTCAATATGGAGCATATCAATACAACCCTATGGCAAATATACAGAGATTTCAGTCACAGGAACAGATACAACCGCAAATCCAACAACCTATGTCACAGCAGATACCAGGCATTAATGGACGAATAGTACAGGCAGTTGAAAATATTAATGCAAATGAAGTGCCTATGGATGGCTCAATGGCATTTTTCCCAAAGCAAGATATGTCGGAGATATATGTCAAGGGTTGGAATGCTGACGGAACAATTAAGACGATTGTGTATAAGCCTTATACAGCCCCAAAAGATAGTCAGACAGTAAATTCTATGTCTAACGCAGAAAATGCTAAATTTACCCTATCAGACGAAAGCACACAGCTATTCCTGAATAAGTTTGAGGAATTATCAGAGAAAATAGGACAGTTGGAAGATAGATTTGACAAATCTTTAGGAGTACAGAGAAAAGCTTCAAGAACTCAAAGTAAAGGTGGCGATGAAGAATGAATCAGCAGTTAATTCAAGCTATAAATCAGCTTAAGTCAATTCGAAATCCGCAGCAAATGGCTATGAATTGCTTACAACAGTCGGCTAAACAAGGCAATCCTATGGCAAAAAACTTGCTTAATCAGATAAACAGCGGAAACGTACAGGGCGCAGAGCAGATTTTAAATAATTTTATGAATACACAGGGGATAAACCTTAATGATATTAAGGGAATGATGAATTAGGACATTTTGGGTGTGCGCACATAATGACCGGTTATCCCATTTGTTAATAAAATAAATGGAGGTAAACAAGATGTTTAATTCAAACGGAGTTAGTCTCGCAGATATTGCCGCAGTAACAGGCAATAACCGCAATAACGATGGTATGTGGGGCGATGGTGCATGGTGGATTGTAATTCTCTTAATCTTTGGCTGGGGAAATAACGGCTGGGGCGGTTTCGGTGGAAACGGCAACGGTACAGGTTATACAGATGCGGCTATTCAGAGAGGGTTTGACAATCAGGCAGTTATCAGCAAGTTAGATGGTATTTCCAACGGACTTTGTGACGGTTTCTATGCTATGAACAACAGTATGCTCACAGGCTTTAATGGCATAAATACAAACATTATGCAGACAGGCTACGGCATCCAGCAGGCTATTAACGCTGATACAGTCGCTAATATGCAGAATACAAATGCTTTACAGTCACAGCTTGCTAACTGTTGCTGCGAGACAAGAGAAGCTATACAGGGTGTAAACTACAATATGGCAACTAACACCTGTGCTTTACAGAACACGATGAATAATAATACAAGAGATATTATCGACAGCCAGCAGGCAGGAACAAGAGCAATCCTTGATTTCTTAACAAATGACAAGATAGCTACATTACAGGCAGAGAATAATGATTTACGCAGAGCTGCTTCACAGGATAGACAGAATGCACTTCTGACTACAACAATGGCAGCACAGACAAATCAGATCATTGACGCAGTAAGACCTACACCGGTACCATCATTCCCGGCAAGTAACCTTTACGGATATGCTTATGGATGCGGATGTAATACAGGTTGCGGCTGCTAAACAACTGAATAATCAAGTATCTTAATCGAAAGATTATGTCTGCTAAGCAGTATTACTTAAATTTAAAGGGCAGACTTGTATGGTTTGCCCTTGTTTTTTAGAAAGAGAGGTAAAAACAATGGAAATTACAGGAATTGCATTACAAACAGTTGCCGCTGGCGAAGATGTGGCATTTACAGAAACACCAGTTTGCGGTAGTAAGTGTATCGTGCATAGACAGGGTAGTGGAATTATCAAGTTGAGGGGTATTACAAATCAGTGCAAGGCACGATTTTTAGTATCGTATAGTAGCAATATTCAGATACCTACAGGCGGCACAGTAGAAGCTATTTCACTTGCCATTGCAGTAGACGGAGAGCCTTTACAGTCAACACGAATGATTGTAACCCCAGCCGCAGCACAAAATTTACAGAATATTAGTTCACAGGCATACGTTGATGTACCTTGTGGCTGTTGCAGTACAGTAGCGGTACAGAATACATCTACACAGGCTATTGAAGTGCAGAATTCTAATTTAATCGTTACTAGACAAGCTTGATAAGTATTCGATAATAAGTCTTTCTAATATTGCTGATACAGAAAGATGCTCTTTGATTGCTTGAATTTTAATCTTTTCCAACAATTCGCTTTCTATTGTGGTTGTGAATTTGATTTTAGACATTGCAAAACCTCCTTTTTAACAGTATACCATAAATACGTATTGACGTAAATATGCAAAATTGTTATAATATACGTAAATAAGTATATACGTATAAAGGAGATTGAAAGATGGCTTTTAAAAAAGGAATGACGGCATATAATTTTGATGATTTGACAGGCAAGACATTTAACAGGCTAACAGTTATTAAAAGAGTATATAGGAATAATAGTAAAAAAGTATATTGGAAATGTAGATGTGTTTGTGGAAAAGAAACAACTGTTGAAAGTTCAAAACTCAAAGGGGGATATACAAAAAGCTGTGGGTGCCTCAACAATGAAAATCGAAATCGCCATATAAATGAACTGACTACGCATAATATGAGTAACAGCAAATTGTTCGAGGTTTGGTGTTCAATGAGAAGAAGATGTGAAAACAGAAAAGATAAGGCGTATAAGTGGTATGGTGCTAAAGGCGTCAAAGTATGTGATGAATGGCAAGGAGAAGGCGGTTTTCAAAATTTTTATAATTGGTCTATAAAAAATGGGTACAAAGAGAATTTATCTATAGATAGAATAGATTTTAATGGAAATTATGAACCGTCAAATTGTCGTTGGATTACGCAAAAAGAGCAATGCAATAATACAAGCAGAAATATTTATATCGATTACCGCGGAGAAAGAAAGACGTTAAGTGAATTATGTGAGATGTATAATCTTAAATATGGAATTATGCACCATAGGATTTGTGATTTAGAACTTCCTTTTGAGATTGCTATGAATTTGAAAGGGTTTTGTAGAGTTCACTACAAAGGAAAGGAAACTGATTTAAGGCAAATATCAAGAGATGAAAAAATAGAGTATAAAACTTTATTGAAAGAAGTATTGGTAAATAAAAGAGACGATATAGAACAAATTATATTAGATTGTGGAGGTAAAAACATATGCACAAATGGGCTAAACAGATAATGGAATGTGTCAAGGCTAAGGTTGAAGCAATCGGATTAGATAGCTTTGAGGGGCAGAACCTTGACGATTTAAAGGATTTTACAGAGATAGCTAAGAATATAGCTTGCTTTGACAAGGATTACAGAATTGTTGAAGCTATGGAAAAGTCAGAAGATAATGAGGATATTATGCGTATGCTTGAACAGTACGAAGATTATCCGGACAGAAGATACTATGACCACTACCGCTATGCAAATGGCAGATTCGCCCCTAAAGGCAAGGGAACATATCGTAGAGGATATGAAGAACCACCTTATATGCACATGTACCCAGAAGCAGAACATATGAGGGATATGGATAGAGATTATGGCAAGATGTACTATACAGAGCCAATGTCTGAAAGTGGCTATGACAGAGCAAAGAGAATGTACACAGAAACTAAAGAAATGCACAAAGCTAATACGCCAGAGGATAAGGAGCATAAGATGAAGTCTCTTGACAGCTACACTAAAGAACTCGCAAGCGACATTACGGGTATGGTTGCCGATATGTCAGCAGAAGAGAAAAATTTACTTAGAACAAAGTTAAGCACTCTTGTATCTAAGATATGATTTTAAAGGCTATGAGTAGCAATATTCATAGCCTGTTTTATTCAGAAAGGAGGCATACAGATGGTTTTTAGCATTAATGGCACAATGTGGCAAGTACAATATGAAAATTCAAATTCAAGTGAATTAAAGCGGTCAGACAATGTTTCTGTGCTAGGTGTAACTGATAGAAATACACATACAATTTATCTGTCAAACGCCTTGCGTGGATTTATGCAACGCAAAGTGCTTATACACGAAGTATGCCACGCAATCTGTATGTCCTATGATGTGTATTTGCCGATTGAACAGGAAGAGATATTGTGCGATTTTGTGGCAACTTATGGCGATGAAGTATTTGACATTGTTGATATGGTTTTAGGGGCAGTTAGGAGAGTGGGATAATGAGCATTGATGAGTTGTTAAAGATAATTCAAAAGACTAATCCGACTATGACAAAAGAATTATTGATATATAAGCTTAGTCAATGCCGGTATTCAAGTAAAGCATTGATTTATACAGAAAAATGTTGCCAAAAAATTTCGGGGTAACGCATTTGATACCTCCCCCGGATACATCTTTGATATTCAGAAAAACGATTTTGACAATTTTTAAAATTCGGTTCAGATTTCGTTCAAATTCTACTTAAAAAATTGAAAAAATTTTTCAAAAATTTTAAATGTGCCGTTTCAAATACCCCCGTCATATGCAATTTTGTATTCAAAAATCCGTGAAAAACTTTTCCCAAAATTCGACCTCAATTTTGTTCAGATTTGCCTTGAAAAATTGATAAAAAACTTTAGAACTTTAACAAGCTAAAGTGTACAGCTGATTCTTTACGCTTGTAGGTGTGGCTTACAATTTCGGCGTTATGGTTTTGTGTTTTGCCCTGTGCGGCGGTTTTATTGTGTCGGTGTAGACTTATTAGCCTACAGAACAAAACAACCTTAAAACACTTTTAAATGCGTTGTGCAAATGGGTATAATATGCCTCTGCAAGTTGTGGAAGCTGTCGCTAGTTCTGGAGAATCCACCAGAACGCACGCCGCCCCAATTGGGTACACTTGTACACCTAAAAGGCGTAAAAGCCTTATATATAAGCATAGCATTGTTATATTAATTTTTCAAGGTACATAAAGAAAAGCATATAAATATATACGCTTAGTGCTTGCGGCTGGAATCGAACCAGCCAAACCAGAGCAAGCCAAAAAGGGCGCAGATTGTACGCCCTTAAAAAGCTAATTCATTATTTTGTTTTTTATTTGTTTTAAAAGCTTTTTATCAATTTGATAATTTTCCACTCCTCGCATTTTTAAGACATAGACACTTATGTCTTTATAATACAAATCAACAATTCCTTCTTTGTTGTGCCAGTCGTTTGCATCTCCTTGCCAGCATTTTATTCTGTGCTCTTCTTTTTGCCTTGCGATTTCTACACTTTCGGCAAAATCTTTTTCTATATTTATTTTATCATTCAAAAACCTGTTTATTAAACCCTTAAAGGTTTTTAAATCTGATTTATATATATAAATTATATATAATTTTCTATAAATTTCTTTGCTTCTCTCGGTAAGCAATATATCTTTTTCTTTTTCTGCTTTAATCTGTTCTAACTCTGCCGCAGTTCTTCTTGTATACGTTCTCTTTTTTCTGTTAGATATAATTTCATCGAATTCTTTAACCGTAAAGTTTAATACTGCATTTTCTTCTATACAATAAAAATCTGTTTCATTGTAAATTTTTCCTGTATGATGCCAGGAAGACCACACCAGAAAATTCTCTTTCAATTCTTTTAATGTCATTTTTTTAAAATCTATTTCTGTTTTTTTATCAGCGTGCCAAAAAATGTTATCTATCTCTTCCAAAATAGTGGTTTTAGTCCACTTATACATAGGCTTTTCGCCTTGCGAATACGCCCAAATGGCGTTGTTACTCATTTGATTTTTATAATATCCTGCCATCTTTTTAAATCTCCTTTACTTTTTATATTTTATATGCTATTATAACAAAGACATTTGTTGTTGTATATTTTTAGGACAAGTGTTATTTTGAATGGTAAGAGAGGAAGTATATTGTACTTCCTCTCTTTTATTTTAGCAAGCCGGGGAATCGAACCCCGGAAGTGCCAACCTTGTCAATTATGCTAAGAGTTGCAAAAGCTCCGCGCGTTTAGTCTGTATTAATTCCTTTGCTTTCATAAAATCAATCGCACCGCCTGTCATATGTTCAATATATCTTGCCACGTCGATATATGCGGCAAATTCTGCTTTATATGCTTTATCAAAGGCACTTTCAAATTCTGCGTTTTCTGACTCTTCTGTATATCTGCTTTCTGCTTCGTCTGCGGCTTTCTCCAACTGTTCCAACTTCTTAATCTTTTCAAGTAAAATCTTCATAATTTACACCTCCTTGTTAATATGTTCAATCTTGAATCTGTCGCGTGTATCTTTTGGAATAACTAAATTAACAAAATCCTCCGCTAAAACTAAGGTATCAAATTGTGCCACAATTTTTTCTTTAGGACTTTCAAATTTACTGAAGTATTGTGTTTCTATAACTTGCCAATTCATATTTAATCCTCCTTATTCTGTAATCCTTTCAAATATAACTATTGTTTTGCGTGCGCTTTCTCTCTTCTTTTCAGCCATATAACTATGGCGGCGGCTCTTTAATGCCTTTCTTGCTGTCTCTATGCTATTAACTCCCCATGCTGCGGCTTCTCTTAATAACTCAACCTCTTCTTTTGGTAGCTTAATAGCTCTTAAAGTGTCAGAGTTGATAGAGTAATCATCTTTAATTCCCGGATACAAATCTTGGCAAACTGGAATATATTCATCACTCCCCATATTCTCGCCGATATTCCATACATAGAAACCAAATGGAATCTTTTCAACTATTTTATAAATATTTGTTTTCCGTAATGTTTCACTTGTAATTGTGTCGCCTTTAATCTCAAATCTCATAATCTTGTACCATTTCGCCGATTGCGATATAATCGGCTTACCTTTCTTTTTTTGATTGGTGGCGGTTAGTTCTTGGTAGGAGTGACCGCCTTTTTGTATGTCCTCTTGACAGTTATTATAATAAACCTAAAACGGTTTAAAGTCAATAGATAAAATAAACTTTTTTTAGATTATTTTTGATTGACTTTTGAGAATGTATTTTATATAATGTAATAAAAAATAAAAGGAGGGTGCAAAGCTATGCTTGTATATAAAATAGATGTGCTTGATACGCTTAAAGAAAGTGGCTATAATTCCACACGCATATTAAAAGAGAACTTAATCAGCCAATCAGCAGTGCAGAAGATACGCAAAAATGAAATGGTGGGAATTAAGACAATAGAAAAGCTATGTGAGTTGCTGGATATGCAACCGGGGAACATTATTAAATATGTAGAGAAAAAATAAACCAAAAAAGATTTTAAAAAGTGTTGACAATAAACGATAAATGGTTTATTATAATGGCAGAAACAAAGAAAGGGCAGCCAAAAGCTGAAAGGTGAATAATATGGAAATAACAAAAGAAATGCGCGAAGGCAAAGAGATTTACGCGCAGCGAAAGAACTATGAAAATGCTGAATTAGCTGTGCTTAATGGTGCTACAGAAGAACAGGCACAAGCAATAGTGCGATTGTGCGGAGATAGGCACTATATCCATAGGAACAGAAGCAGCGTTTTCTGCGCTGAGTCCGGTGATGCCGAGACGATTGGGGAGTTGCTAAGCAATTGCTCGACAGGAGAGAGTATTAATGACTATTTAAGCAAGGCAGGACTGCCGAGGATAGAATATACTTACAGTTTTGATGATGATACATCTAACGATTATCTTTACGAGCTAGAGGGAATGACATACGAGGAAGCCGAGGAGAAAACTGAAGAAGTTATGGAACAATTTGATAAGAATATAATAAAATATATTCAAGATTTTGACGATAAATATAATACACATTTTACCCCTACTTTAGCGGGAAGAATGAAGGGATACGAATTTTAAGAAGGGTTAAAAAAGGTGAGAATATGAGATATTTAACAGTTAAAAGAAACAAGAATGGAGAACCAGAGCTTAGATTGGGCATATAACAAAGCTCTGGAGATAATCAAGAAAGAGTTCTAAAATTGGATAGGATAAAATTAAAAGAGGGAGCTTGCCACTCCCTCTTTTTTCTACGTCATACGTTACTATTTAAGAAATACAAAAACGTATATTTCAATACATCCAATGTTGTTGTTTAAAAATACAAAATAGCGTATTTCAATACATTTTTGTTACTGTTTATGCTTAATATAATAAACAGCTTTTTATATTATGTTAAGCCCCAAAATAAAATTGACTTTATAATATATTTATGCTATATTATTTTAATAATTAAATATATAAGATTTACACCCGATAATATTAAAAATATTATTGGGTTATTTTTATGTTATTAAATGTATAATAATTAATTAGCTGGAGCAGGTCCAGCGGAAAGGGGAATATATGGAGAAACTACAGGAAACACCAGACACACCGGAGATATTCCAGAATGACATAGAATTATATCTGACAAAATTTTGCGAAGAGCACAACATCGAAGATATGACCAAAGAACCACAGAGCAGATGGAACGCCGCTTTAATGTATATAAATAAATATGTTTTTAGTGATAAAAGTATATTAAAGCTAAATAAGAATATTAATAAAAATAATACTAATTGTATTATGGATAGTAATTTTTATATGTATGATTTAGATAAATTAGAGTATATATTATATATATATTATTATATGTGTTCTATGTATGATAAAGAATGTAGTATATTAGGCTTTAGCTTATTAACTGGAATACATAAAGATACTTTTATGGATTGGGGAGCGAATGAAAGAAAGCTAAGTACAAAGGGCTTCGAATTGGTTCAAAAACTGCGCGATTTTAGAGAAGAAAGTTTATCCAATAAGCTTGCAACTGGTAATAAAAACCCGGTTGGAATTTTGGCAATACTCAATCGTCATTTTGCGTGGAATCTTCCCGGTGTTAGTAGAGAAAGTGGCAATAAAACAGCTCTAACAGCCGCAGAAATACGCCAACAATTAAGCCAAAACAATACACAATTAATGCATAAGCAGCAGATAAACGCTATAAACAATTCTGACACAATTTAAACAGCTTAGAAACCGCTTAAATACTGGGTTTGTGAGTGGTAAACATTTAGATAACGCTGATAAATTAAGGTTTATCGGCGTTATGGTACAGATATAGTGTGAATTGTGTTAATTGTTTGAGAATGTGGCATAAAATAGACACAATTACACAGATAAGGGCAGAGGGGGTTAAATGAACATATGTTCGACTGCCTGCTAAGTCGCACGAGTAAATTTTAAAAGAAAAAAGCTCTATATATTTATATATATTTATATTATTATTACCACATAATACACATATTATATAATTATATATAAATAATACCTAGTCATTAATCATATAATTAATGCTAATAAATCACTTATATATTTAGTTAAAAATAATCTAATTAACATCTATACATTTAAGCTAATTAGGTGTATAATAGACACATATTAATTAATCACAAGATATTCAATAAGCACATCAGAGAATCAGCTAGTCGGCTGAATAAATTCCAAAAAAATTTTTAAAAAATAAAAAAGAATTAGGAGTTATAAATGCAGGGCAATGAATACCAAAAATTGGCTATGCGTACTAACGATAAAATGGCTCATCATAGATTAAGTACTGAATTAACTAGTAAGCTTCCACTTAGTCCTCTAACAGAAAACAATGCTAAGTGTAGCAACATAAATGACATAGCAGAGCTTCTTAATGGTGCCTTAGGTTTAACTGGCGAAGCTGGTGAAGTATCAGACCTTGTTAAAAAAGGCATATTCCACGAAAAGGGAATAGACTTAGAGCATCTTAAGAAAGAGTGCGGCGATGTAATGTGGTACGTTGCTATGATTTGTGAAGCTTGTGGCTTTAATCTTGATGATGTAATGCAAACAAACATAGATAAGCTTATAGCACGTTATCCGGACGGTTTTGACACTTACAGAGCTAATCACAGACAGGCAGGTGATAAATAATGGGTAATCAGGATAAGCACTGTTACCAGTGCAAACATAGACATAAGTTATATTGTGAAAAGCCTTGTAATGCCTGTAATGGCAATCCAAATGTTGTAAAAGGCAAGGATAACTTCACAGAGCTTGAAACAGCAAATAAAAATGCAGTACTCTTTGAAACAAAAGAATAGCATATTGCCCCTTAGCCAAGTGGTCAAGGCACCGGACTTTGATTCCGTTAGCGTGGGTTCGAATCCCACAGGGGTAGTTCAAGTGTTTAATTACACTTGTGCCTTTACAGGACTTATTGGTTTACTAGCATTAAGTCCTCCTTTCACCTCATAGCGAGAGCTGTTAAGGACTGTCAGATAGTCCGTGAGGTTTTGCGTATTATAAATACGCAAATAAAATTAAGTTATACCTATAGCGCAGCAGTTATCTGTATGGATAGACAGCGAGCGAAGCTACTTTCTTTGAGCCCAACTGCACGGGTAGAATGACATCCAAGCTTTGCCACGACCTGTTATAGGTGTCATAGCCTATACTGCTATTAAGACTAGCATTGTTTTTCAGTATCAACTATCCACCTTAATCGAAACATTTTCGCAATGCTAGTCTTTTAAAACGATATGGAGAAGCGGCAACGATTGGCGGTGTTGCGGCAGACTGTAAATCTGTTCCCTTGCGGTAAACATTGTAGGTTCAATTCCTATCTTCTCCACTTTGCCGATATGGGATAATGGTATTCCAGTAGCTTGCTAAGCTATCCAACAGAAATGTTGTTCGTGTTCAATTCACGATATCGGCGTTTTGAAAGCACTTCTTGGGTCTGCGTGCGTAATGTTGTTTGCAGACTTATCCTAGGTTAAGAGGTGTGAGTAAGTTGATGTGTGGCGGAATGGGTAAACGCTAATAGCAGATAGAATGAGCTAGTGGTTCGAATCCACCATAGCATAACCACAGGGGAATACCTGATTGCTAGGGGCTTGAAAGGACAGGAGTGCTTGTTTATGTGTGGTTCAAATCCACACCACATCAATTCGAGTGGGAACGCATATCAATGTTCGTAGTGGGGATATGCAATGCTGTGAGTTGAGAAACCTGTTTTAGCAGCTAATTAAACTATATAACGGATAGTAGTTCAGTTGGGAGTAACGCTTGATTTATTCAAGTAGTCACAGGTTCAAGTCCTGTCTATCCGATTACAGCAAACTAGGTTAGCTACCGAAAAGCAGACCACGACTGCCTGTTTGTTGTTATATCTAAAATCGTGGAAATTATCATTCGTGGAGGTAAATAAAATGGCGAAGTTGATTAAGCATCGTTCAATCGGAAAAATAAGAATGGAACTTGCGGATTATGTGCTGAATTGCACAGATGATGAATTGTACGAGCTTTGCGGTGCTGTTTCAGAGCTTGAAGGTGTAACATCTTGGTCTTGTGATGAATGCCAAAAACGATTTAAACCAGATTGTAGCTTTGATAGCGATGATTCAAGATGCAAGAAGCATTTCTTTGAGATGAATAAGCCGGAATAATATTGGTAAAATCAGTTGCCTAGTGATTGCAACACGAAAAGAGTAACCTACGAACTCCTGGTAACTGTTTTTATATAAATCGTAGGGTTATCTATCGTAGGAGGTAAAATATGGCAGACATAAAAATTAAAAAAGCAGTAATTAGAGAAGATTTATTATCAATAACAAACGATTATAGAAAAGCAATCATTCTCAATCAGTTTATCTATTGGTCTGAAAGAGTTTCAGATGCCGATAAGTTTATCAAGAAAGAAAATGAGATTGCGAAGAACAATGGAGAAGAAGAAAGAGAGCTTTTCTATGGTTGGATATATAAAACCGCCGAGGAATTAGCTGATGAGGTTATGTTAGGTTTATCTGCAAGCCAGATAAGAAGATATATCAGCGATTTGGTGAATATGGGTTATATCTCAAAACGAAATAACCCTAAATATAAGTGGGATAGAACATTACAATATAGGGTAAATCTTGTAAATATTGCAAAAGACCTTAAAAAGAATGGCTATCCATTAAGCGATTATAAAATTGAAATTCCAGAAAATGAGAAAACCATTACGCACGAGTGCGTAATCAATAATGAGCCAATGAAAAATCAAACACAAGCTAGTGACGAAGCAATACCAAAGAGCACTAACATAGATTACTTAAACAAAGATTACAAATCAAATAGTACAGAGTGTAATTCTCTTAACAGAGAACAATGTAATTCTTTTTTACCCAAAGATAAAAAAGCGAAAGAGTTCAAGCCGATAAGCGAATACTCTCAAAGTGATTGGGAAGTTGCCGAAGAAAGAATGATAAGCAGAGCCGGTAAGATAGCTTATGATTGGACTAATGATAAAACGCTTAAAGAAAATGTAGAAGCATTCTTTAAATACTTTTTAGATAAACACGGAGAATGCACTGGAGAATATCACTACCCATTAACAGATAAGGTTTTATCAAGAGTGGTGGATAATTTAACAAAAGAAACTGACATAGAGCGTGACGGATATACAGATACCTATTATGCGGCTATAAGTGATATGGACGATAATACAGACTACAAGATGTTAGTTGATGAATATTTCAATACAAAGTTTTCAGCACAATGTGATTACAGCTTAGTTCACTTTTCTTCTGAAAAGGTTTTAATTAACATTATGAATCACGCTTGTAAGAGTAGTTGGTGTGAAAGTAAGGAATTGTAGGAGGTATTCATTATGAGTTCATATAAAGATTTACAGACCAAGATTTTTGAAAGAGATAATTATACTTGCAAATATTGCGGAAAGAACAGCAGAGAACACCGGGCGTTGGTAATGGCACATATAAGAACAGCTTCAATGTGCGGTGACGATAGAGAAAGTAATTTAATTACATTGTGCAGACATTGTTACAATCACATTTCTAACAATGAGATTAGGGCAAAGTTTGAAACAAAAGAAAATGCTGATTATTTTTGGGGATTATACCACGAAAAAGTCCAAGGATATTGTTATTATACAAACTACATCAAAAAGATATTTACTGAAAATGGTGCGCTTATGACAAGACCGCAGATTGATAAATATGTCAGTATATTTGTTAAAAATGATGATGATTTTAACGCTTTCAAAGCAGAACTTCAAAATACAGGTTATAAGAATATGCCATCTAAAATGCGTAGTGATGTAAGAAAATATAATCATCAAGTTGAAAATCAAAGTAAGGAGTGATTATTATGGCTATGGGCGTACATCCACTAAACAAAGATAAATTCTATGAAGCAATTAACTTATACATATCGGGGCAGGCTTCACAGGTAAAGGCGGCAAAAGTAGCAGGTTGCAGCGTGCCGACATTTAAGAAATATGCTAACAAGATTTATGGCGGCGAGGAATTACCAGATAATTTATGGGGGAAGAATGATGATTAAGAGAATTGTTAATCGTTGGATAAGACACAAGACAAAGAATTTAACAAGAATACCATTGTTTACAATGACATTTAACTATCGTAAATATAAAGCAGATGGCAAGAAAGATAGCTGCACAATGCATTGCCACCCAGATATTGCCAATGATGAATTTGTAAAGGGCAAATTACAGGAAGTTGTTGACTATATCAGAGATAACTATGATTTGGATATATTTACGAAGATTTGAGGTGTGATATGTGTGAATTTTGCTCGTATAAAAACAATCCATTTATAATTTACGGAAAAGAAATCAAAATAAATAAATGTGCCAAAGAAACAGACTTGACGGAAGCACAGGTTATGAGAAACAGGGATGATGAAGTTCCGGGGATTGTGATTTATAAAGGACATAGCGCAGTTGGATATTTTGACATCAATTATTGCCCTATCTGTGGTAGAGAGTTGGTATAGTAATGGCGGAACCTTTAAGTAAATTAGCAGAAAAATGTAAAAGTTGCCCTAAATCTGAAAAATGCGACCATAAAAGAATGGAGTTATGCACTTTAATGGATTTGCCACCACAAAATCTTGCAAGTGCTACACAAGGCGTTTTGATGGACAATATGTCGCCTATATTGAGGGAAGAAATAAAAAGTCCTTTAAGCCCATTTAGGTACAAAGATGAATTGGAAAAAGCGTTAAATGATTCCCATTTTGGAAATATGTTTATGTATGGTGCTTAGAAAGTTGGTGGAAGAATGATTAAAGAAGCATTATTGGATATTTCAAAAGGATATGTCAAAGTTTTCTTTGATGGTAACCCAGTTGATAGTATATATAGTGTAGATGGCATTACAGACGATGAGTCTGGAATGAAAAAGATACAACTTACTTTTTTAGTGAAAGAAGTGCTTTTTAAAGAATAATCGGAGGGTTTGCCAATTTTGTAAAAGGGGATTGCTATGAAACATCAAAAAGAATGGCACACTTGCGACAGGTGCGGAAAAGAGATAAAAGTAGGGCTGTTGTGTATGAACTCAATTACAAGGAGTGGCATATTAAATATGACTTACGATTTATGTAATGAATGTATGGAAGATTTTGAGAGGTTTATGAGGAATGAAAACATTGATTGTAGATGATTTAAACATTCCACCAAGTGTTATCGCAAGTGCCATTGTCAATAGAATTCCACTTAATGAAGATAAAAACTGCCACATTGAACATTGGAGTACCAGATGGAGAATTGAAAAGGATGGAAAACGTACTTGTCTGGAAGTTAAGAAATTAAAATAAACAATTACCGACTACAAATTGATTGTAGCCGCTGACCTTAGAGAGTTAAAGGCTGATAAAACATATAAAAGGAGATGGAACTTATGAAACAGTTATTTGCAAGCGTGCCGATGAAAGGCAGAACAGAGGAAAAAATCAAAGCAAGCATTCAGAAGATGAAAAAGATTGCTGAAATATACGAGGGCGAGGAATTAGAGCTTATCGACAGCTACATTGAGGATAACCCACCTAAAGACAGCAAAGAAGCTGTATGGTATTTAGGTGAAAGCCTTAAGAAGCTGGCACAGGCTGATGTGTTCATAGGAATTGCGGAGAACTATGATTGGAGTGGCTGTTGCATTGAAAGGGAAACAGCAGAAAGATATGGCATTAAAGCATATATGATTCCAGCAAGATATGTAATTGATGATTATAATGCACTTGTGCAGAAATTACATCCGGCTGTCCGTGACGTATTATTCTAACAAAATTTTGCCGGCTAACAAATAGAGTTAGTTGCTACCCTAAAACAGTTATAGGCAGAGGTCTATAAGCACCTTTGCTGAAAAGTGGAGGTGCTTTTCTTGAATTCTGAATTAAATCAACTGATAGATGATTGCGAAAAATACATATCCCAAAATGGAATAGATGAAAACATCATAGAAACCTACTACAACGTGTGCCAGCTTGCCAAGAATGAGAGTGAAATTGACACAATGTTAAAATGTACGGCTAGGACAAAAGAACTTATAGAAAAGGCTTGTATGCGTGATATAGGCATAGATATTTTTGAACTTGAAAAATATACATTTAACAACAATATAGACAATGATTTAGTTAATAGATATTTTGATACCTTATTGCTTGAAGCTCCGCACTTATTCCACAGCTATTTGCTTTATCTTGAAAAAGACAGAGAAGAGAGTGAAAGATTTTATCAGCCAAAAATGAAACAGCTTAATAAATACGGGCTTATTCAAGCTATGCAAGATTTGGAAGACGACAAATATAATAGATTATGTATTTCTATGCCACCAGGAACGCAAAAAACTACACTAGAAAAATTTTTTTGCTCTTGGATAATTGGCAAGCACCCTAAAGATTACAGCCTTTTCTTTTCTCACAGCAACGAAATTACAGGAAAGTTTTATAAAGGAGTGCTTGACATAACAACAGATGATAAAGAATATAAATGGAATGTTATTTTTCCTAATTTACCATTACAAAGCACAAATGCACAGGCACAAGAAGCTAATTTCGGTAAATACAAAGCATTTTCAAGTATTCAATGTTCATCAATAGGAGCTAAGAACGCAGGTAAGGTCAGAACTAACCGTTATTTATATTGTGATGACCTTATAGGTTCTATTGAAGAAGCACTTAATCCAATAATTCTTGAAAAAATATGGAGAATTTATGGAGTCGATTTAAAGCAAAGAAAGCTAAACGAACAAGTAAAAGAAATAATTATAATGACCAGATGGAGTACAAAAGACATTATTGGACATATTATTGAGCTTTATGGAAACGACCCAAAACTAAAAATTATTTCGATTCCAGATATTGACCCTAAAACAGGGAAAAGTAATTTTGACTATGAATATAATGGAATGTCAGTGGAATTTTTTAATGATCAAGCGCTGACAATGGATGATATATCTTATAGATGTCTTTATAAGCAAGACCCAATAGAACGTGAGGGATTGCTTTATCCAGAAAACAAAATAATGAGATACAAAGAACTTCCTAAAACACGAATTAAAAGAATTACTGGACAATGTGACACGAAATCCTCTGGTACTGATTTTTATGTGTTTCCTTGCCTGGTTGAATTTGAAGGATATGAGGGAACGTATTACTGCACTGATACTATATGCAACAATTCGGCAGATTACGAAAAACAATATGAAAATTCAGCAAATTTAATTGTCGATAATGAAATGCAAGATTGCGATTTTGAAGCCAATCAAGGCGGAGATAGAGTTGCAAATGAAGTCAGAAAACGAGTAGAAGAAAAAGGCTGGTTATGCAATATATCAGACACTGCAACTGAAACAAACAAAGAAGCAAGAATATTTCAATGTTCTAGTTGGGTATTGCAACATATTGTGTTTAAAGATAGAAGCCTATATGAACCCAAGAGCGATTATGCAGAGATGATGAGTTGGTTGTTGAAATATTCAGTATCTGGTAAAAATTTGCACGATGATGTACCGGATGTTTTTTCAAATTTTGCATTAAGAATGAAAAGAGGAAATAGAGTAAAAAAGACAGTAATTATGTCAAGTCCGATATAAGAGGAGGGAATTTATGGTAACAAAGGAAGTTTTATCACAGTATTCAGACTTACAGGAAGAAGTAAAAGAAGTAAGACTAAAGATAGAGCGACTTGAAAAAGATATAAGCAAAATTGAAGCCGGAGAAATGGTTATAGATTCTGTTAGCGGCGGCGATGGTGGTAAACAGCATTTTAAGATTGAGGGCATACCTTTTCCAGAGTACAGCAGAAAGAAAACGCTCCTTTATGCCAGAAAAGCCACATTACAGTTGCTTGAAGATGATTTATTAGAAAAAACCAATGAGATTGAAGAATTTATTGCAAGTGTTGACGATAGTAGAATGAGAAGAATAATCAATCTTAGATTTTTAGAAAATAAGACTTGGATTCAGATAGCACATATCATAGGTGGCAACACAGAAAGTAGCGTAAAAATGGCTTTTCAAAGATTTATTGAAAAAAATTAAAAGATGTTACGATTGTGACGAAAAAATTATGTATTATTACAATGAGCAAAGCAAATTTCATAAACATGTATAATCCTTATCGAAAAGCATCGTCATTTAATTATGGCGGTGCTTTTACTATGTAACGAGGTAATAATATGATTTTTTATACAAACAAAGACAAGTCAATTATGTGTCCGAACTGCCATAAGTTTTTGACTAAGGCAGACAGCAAAGACCCACGAACACATAAATTAGCGTGCAAGCATTGCCACAAATGGATATGGTATGTACCTAACGATGATGATAATTTTCAGATTAAGGAAATACCACAAAGCAGAAGTTCAAGCGGCATGACATTTTATTAGAGGTGTAGATAATGCAGACAGGAAGAATTGCTATTTATACAGGTGCAAAAGAAATAACACCTGACAATATAATACCGATTTTGCGTGAAGCAATTTTGGAACATGATATTAATTCCAACAGAATACAGTTTCTTCTTGATTATGACACAGGAATACAGCCGATAGTTAGGAAGAATCCAAAGACTTACAGACCAGACATTGACTGTGAGTGTTGCGATAATGTGGCTAATGAAGTCACGGAGTTCAATTTAGGTTTTAAGTGGGGAAATCCTATAACGTTAGTTCAAAATGGCGACAATGAGGATTCTAACCTTACAAAAGCTATAGCAGAATTAAACAGTTGCTACGAATCACAGAATGCAAGGCAGAAGCAACAGGAACTTGCAAGATATGTTGAAATTGGTGGCGTTGGATATGTCCTCATTGATGTAAACACAGAATATGAGGATGGAGAAAGCTATTTTACATATGATGTATTAGACCCAAGAACAACATTTGTCATAAGGTCAACAGCTTATAGTGACAAGAGGGTTATTCTTGCAGGCACTTATATTAAAGACAAACATAGCGGTACAAGATATTACACCTGTTTTACAAAAGATATTCGTTATGAAGTTACGGATGGGATAAAAATTACTAACGGACCAGAAAAAGGAAAAACAAAATGGGGATTTTTAGAGAGAAGCGGAGAAGAAAATCCACTGCATAAAATTCCTATCATTGAATACACAAGGTCATTTGATAGAATGGGCTGTTTTGAACGGCAAATATCTGAAATGGATAACTTAAACCTACTCATTTCAGATTTTACAAATGATGTTGAACAGAATACACAAGCAGTATGGCACACAAATGATGTTGATTTCCCGGTTGAACAGGAAACGACAGTTGATAAAGATGGAACACCACATATCACTGAAAAAGTAAGAAAGCCAAAATCTGGAGAATGGATGCAGACCTATACATCAGCAGATGGCAAAACTCCAATAGTTGAGCCACTTGCAATTAATTACGATTACACAGGTATGCTTAACAATATCCAATCAAGGCGACAGACAATCTTGCAGAAATGTAATGTGCCACAGCGAAATGATAATAGCGGCGGCAGTACAGGAGTTGCAATGTCAGATGCAACAGGCTGGTCACAGGCTGAAACAGCGGCGGCAAAACAGCAATTAATTACAGATGGCTGCAAAATGGAAGAGATAAAAGTTGTTCTTGCGGCTATTAAGTTGTCAAACAATGTTAACAGCAGCAACCCATTACTTAAATTAAGGGCAAGAGATGTAAAACCTAACATTAAGCGGCAAAAAACTTATGAAATGTCAACTAAGGTTAACGCTATGGCGACATTGATAAGCCACGGATTTAGTCTTAAAGATACAGTTGATGCAATTCCATTCTTTGATGACCCTAACGATGTTGTAGCGAGAAGCGGAGAAATGGTTAAGGCATATCAAGACAGCATAATTAACAAAGATACACAGAACCAAGCAGAGGGTGGGGATGGAGAACAGCCACCTAATAAAGATCGCACAATGCAAGACTTATCAGACCAGACAGAAAATAGTCCGGTTATAGATAAGAGCAGAACAGATAAATAAATTGATATTGAGCCACAGGGCAGAAATGCCTTGTGGCTTTTTATATGCCCTAGAGAAAGGGCAATACAAATATCGCAAGAAGTTGAGAGAACAACAAAAAACGCAGAAAGCAGAGGTAAAGAAATTATGGCAGATGTAACTAACACAACAACAGAACCAACAACTAACAATGAGCCACAGAATGAAGAACAGACACCTAGCGTAGAAGAACTTATGGCACAGCTTGCTAGTGAAAGAGCTGAAAAAGAGAAGTATAAGAATGCTTCTGATAAAGCCAGTTCAGAAGCAGCTAAGTACAAGAAAGAACTTCGCTCGAAGCAGACAGCAGAAGAACAGGAAGCGGAAGCAAAGGCGGAAGCTGAAAAGTTGCAGGCCGAAAAGTTCGAGAACATGAGCAAAGAACTTAATCATATGAAAGCTGTCAATGCTTATCAGAAAGTTATAGGTGATGGAAAGGATATTGATTCTTTGATTGAGGCGGTTACAGATGCAGACCATAGCCTTATAGCAACTGTAATTGCTAATGAAGTACAAAGACAGGTTAAAGAAGCTAAGGCAGAGTGGCTTAAATCGAGACCGGCTATTAATGCAGGCGGTGGAGAAGAAAGCACGATAACACAGGAACAGTTCAACAAGATGAATTACCACGAAAGAGTGGAGTTCAAAAATAAGAATCCAGAACTTTATAAGAAGTTCACAGAGTAGAAAACGGAGGTAAACAAACTATGCCACAGACTAAGTTAGCAAATTTAGTAGACCCACAAGTAATGGCTGATATGGTATCAGCTAAGTTGCCAAAGAAGATTAAGTTCTCACCTATCGCAAGAGTTGATACAACACTTGTAGGCAGACCAGGAAGCACAATCATTGTACCAAAGTTTGCTTATATTGGTGACGCAGAAGATGTAGCAGAAGGTGTTGCTATGGGTACAACAGTACTTACAACATCTACAACAGAAGCAAAGGTTAAGAAAGCAGGTAAGGCTGTAGAGCTTACAGATGAATCAGTATTATCTGGTTATGGCGACCCACTTGGTACAGCTATCAACCAGATTGCTATGTCAATCGCTGCAAAGGTTGATAATGACAGCTATGACGCACTTTGCACAGCACCTATTGATTACGATGGAACAGCAGCACCTATCAGCTATTCAGCAGTTGTAGCAGCTAATAGCAAATTTGATGATGAATCAGATTCATCACTTACAAAGATATTATTCATCAATCCGGCACAGGAAGCCACATTGCTTAATGACGATGATTTCAAGAGCAATGACAAGTACCCGCTTAATGTAATTATGAATGGTACTATCGGTTCTATTGCAGGAGCGCAGGTTGTTAAGTCTAAGAAAGTTAAGCTGGTTAAGTATGAACTTGATGATTCAACAGGAACAATCAATGTTGTAGCTGATACAACAAGCGAGGATGCAACGAATGTTCATCTTGACACAGCACTTGCACATACGCTTAAGCCAAAGGACAAGGAAATCAAGGTAGGTAGCAAGTTAAAGGCTGTTACAACAGAGTTCTACGCTTGTCCTATTGTTATTGTATCAGCAGAAGACCCTAACGAGGACACAGGTGCAGATGGCGTATCAGAGGAAGAGAACGCACTTACAATCTATATGAAGAGAAGCGTTGAGATTGAATCGGACAGAGATATTCTTGCAAAGACAACTGTTATCTCTGGCGATGAACACTATACAGCAGTCTTAAGCAACGATTCAAAGGTTGTTCTTGCTAAGTTCGGAAAGTAAGAGGTGTTTATATGTTATTAAGACGACATAAAATCAACGCCGCAAAGCAGAGCGAAGAAGTAACAGCAGATAATGTAAGACAGGAAGCTGTTTATGGAGATGAGCTTAAATATGAGGAAGAGCAGGACAAGTTCCCTGCTCAACCTACAAGCGATTACACAAAGACAGCTATTAAGCGTATGCCAACAGCGGACTTGCAGACACTTGCCTTAGAACAAGGTATTGAGAACGCAATGGAGCTTACAGGAGCAGAACTTAAAGAACTGTTAATTGAGAAATTAGGATTATAGGAGCTGAAATTATGGAATACACCACATTAGAGCAAGTCAAAATCAGACTTAAACAATTTCATATTGATACAGTCACAAATGATGATAATACGACATCTGATGTGGTAGTGTTCGATAACAAAGAAGATAATCCAGTAATCGAACAGCTCATTAAGCAAGCTACAGAAGATGTAAAGGCAAGAAGAAACTACCCCGACAGCTACACAGATGAAATGATAACCGAAGATTTGAAGAAATTTGAAAGTGTTATTGTTAATCTTGCGGTCTATGACCATTCACAGGCAGGCGAAGCATTTATGTCAAGCTATGGCGAAAATGGTGTAAACAGAACTTGGAGAGATAGAGATAGCTTATTTGTTGGGGTATTTCCATTCGCTAAAGTGTTATAGAAGATTGTGCGTTAGCATTTTGCTGATGTCGGCAATATGTTAGCAGGCGGCACACATTAAGGGTGGTGGGCTGTGTGCCTATTAATAATTACAGGAGATATAAAATGAAAGAATTTTTATTACAGACATATACAATAATATTACCTATCGTATTAGGTTATATTGTCTGGCTCCTTAAACAGCAAAAAAAGGACAAAGACGCCAATAGCAAAGGTACAATGCTACTTTTGCGTGTACAGCTTATCGAATACCACGATAAGTATATGAAACTTGGTGAAATACCATCCTATGCTTATGACAATTTTGTTGAAATGTATAACGCATATCACGCATTGGGCGGTAATGGTATGGTAACCAAAATGTATAACGAAATACAGGAAATTCACTTGAAGAATGGAGGTAAAGACTAATGGATATAACATCAGTATCAACAGTGGTTGCAATCGTTGTTATCACTTATTTGATTGGTTATGCGGCTAAGCAGATACCGCAGGTTAAGGACAATTATATTCCTATAATCGTAGGCGTTGCAGGTGCTATCTTAGGCATTATCGGTATGTATGTAATCCCAGATTATCCAGCTAATGACATTCTTAATGCAATAGCCGTAGGCATCGTGTCTGGATTGTCAAGTACTGGCGTAAATCAGATTTATAAGCAGGTAAAGAACAATGCTTGATATTAATAAGCAGGCTATGAAGTATTCGCTTCAAGGACAGACAGTAACTATTTACGAAAGAGACGATGACGGCAATATTCTTTATGAGGGATATACCGACACAGAGGGCAACTTTATTCCTTATCTTGATGATGAGGGAAATAAGATACCTAAAGTCCTTGAAGAGAAAACAGGCTTTTCAGAGCCAGTCGATTTTAAAGCTAACATATCATTCAGCGGTGGAGAAGCACAGAGCAAGGAATACGGCTTTGATACCGCTGATTTTGACGCTATTTTACTGACAGATAGGAATGAGTTCCCTTTAAAAAAAGGCGACCTTATCTGGCTTGATAGCAAGCCTACATACACAGATGATAGCCTCGTTGATGAAACATCAGCGGACTTCACGATTGTAGGTACGAAACCAGCATTGTGCTCAACTAAATATATGCTTAAAGCGGTTGTAAAGTAGGTGCATTATGGCAAGACATACAATTAATATATCCTTGTCTGAAAAGTCCGTAAATGAAGCTATCAGACAGCTACAACAGTATAAGCAGAGTTTACAGTATAAATGTGAATTGCTTGTTGAACGACTAGCAGAATTAGGCGACAAAGCGGCAATTATGAGCGTTAATGAAAGTCCATTAGGTAGGACAGTAACATTGAGAGTTGACAAAAAGCCTATTCAAGACGGATACCAAGCCATTTTGATTGCTACCGGTAAAACTGTTGAAGTAGAAGATAGAGAGCCATTTTACACACTATTAGCGATTGAATTTGGCGCTGGTATTTATTACAACAGCGGCAACGAGAACCCAAAGGCTAATGATTTTGGTTTGGGCGTAGGAACATATCCAGGACAAATCCACGCATTCAGCGACGGTTGGCACTACTTAGGTAATGATAATCAATGGCACTACACACACGGCGTTAAAGCTACAATGCCTATGTATAACGCCACAATGGAAATTGTTAATCAGTATAAGCGGATAGCGAAAGAGGTGTTTAGTTAATGGCAAACGCTAATGATTGGGCGATAGACCTTGAAAACACAGTCACAGCACTTGTCAAGGCTAAAACCCTAACACAATTAAAGAAAACATACCCCAAAATAGTTATAACAAATGAGGGAGAAAACAGCGGTCAAGCAGTATTTCCAACAGTATACATACATCTGTTGCCAGCAGTAGAACAAGGACAAACGCTTGACGGACAAACAATAAACGCATTGCTAGCAACATTCCAAGTAGATGTTACTACTAACACAAGCAAAGCTGATTGCCACAAAGTTATGGCGACAATTACAGATACATTTAAGACAATGAGATTTCAAGGCACATCAATGCCAGAATTTTCAATCAGCAATAAAGTACACAAGAGTACCGCTAGATTCAGACGAATGATAGCGGCAAATGACAGATTAATGTAACAAAGAGCAGAAATGCTCTTATTTTTTTGCAATTTTTTAGGAGGTAGACAATGGCAGATGCAGTAGCAGGATTAAGTACACTGGGCGTTACTTTCTCTTATGGAGTTGAAACAACAGCAGGCACAAAGCCAACATCATTTAAGTTGCTTACAAGAATTAACTCTATTGACGAAATTACAGTAACACCGGAAGCAATAGATGCTTCGGCACTTGAGGATAAGCAGACAAGAAACATTGCAGGCAGAGATACAGTTACAGATACAGTTGCAGTTACAGTCAACAAGACAGACGCAACAATTAAGGAATGGAAAGACGTTATCACAGCTTACAATGAATTGACTGGTGGCAAGAGAATGTGGTTTCAGGAAATCACACCAGGTATTACAGATGCAGAGTTCTTTGTGGCACAGCCACCATCAAAGTTACCAATTACAAGTAAAGAGCAGAACGGACTCCTTACAATGGCTATCAACCTTATTATTGAGGATATGATAGGAACAGATACAGCAGTTGTTCCAACATCGGGGGAATGATGAGCTATTCGACTAAATCTAAAAAGGCTGTGTCGGATAGCGTAGAAAACGCCAAAACAGCCGACTACACATCATATCTTGATGATGTAACAGAATAATTATTTTAAAAGGTAGGTGCGGTGTAAAATCCGCACCTTTCCCTATATGGTGATAGGGTGGGAAAGGGTAAAAATTATGATGAATATTAATGTAAACGGAAAAGAATGCAAAGTTGAGTTCTCTTTTGGTGCGGCAGAGTGTAAAGAGATAGTGCAGAAAATGTTTTCTGTTGTTAATGGTTCTTACTTACTTGCACAGACAGATAAAAGCGTCGCACAGGCTTCTTTTGATGGATTGGCAAATATGACAGCGGATATACCGGAGATTTGCATATTGGCTATCTATGCAGGCTGTACTGATAATAACCCAGTCACAATGGATGAAGCAAAGGAACTTACTAGAGCATATATTACAGAGAAGAGAAAGACAGATAAGAGTTACGGATACAGAGCATTATTCGAAGAAATCAAGAAAGCGATGGAAGATGATGGTTTTTTCGAGTTGAGCGGAATAACAGCGATGTTAGAGGAAATGGCGAACAACGTGGAAGAAGCGACACAGGAACAGAAGAAGCCGACAGTAGTTCCACAGGACCACAAGAAAAAGCAGACTTCCACAAAATAATCTGGGAAGAATACTTTGTCTTAGCCAGTTCACTAGGCGTTAGTTATTCAGACTTTCTAAAAATGACACCTAAAAAACTATGGGCTGTTGTAGAGGGCAAGAAACTTGAAAGACAACGAATGGATTCGGATATATGGCTTGCGATAGGTAGTTACATACTCCCAGCAATCAAGATAGGTGTTAGAAGCGGTGCTTGGGGCAAAGGCGAGCTTGAATACCCAGACAAGCCTATTTACAGCGATATTAGCAAAAAAGAAAATACCGAAGATGAAATACAAAGAAAGAGAGAAGAGTTTGTTTTGAATATGAAAATACGCAAAGCAAACTGGGATTTAGCACACCCTAAAAATGATAAGCCGGAGGTATAAAGCGTGGAATTAGACAGTTTAGAAGTTAAAATTACAGCAGTTACTAAACCAGCGATTGATTCTATCAAAAAGCTAGAAGAACAGTTGTTAAATCTGTCAAGTTCCTTGACAAAGGTTAATAACTCATCTCTTGGTAATTTGGCAGGCAATATCACACAACTCAATAATGCTATCAGAGATATGGATGTTAAGACTACTGATTTTACCCGACTTGCTAAGAATATCACAAAGATAGGTTCTGTTGATTCAGCCGCACTTGCTAATACAGCTACATCACTTGAAGCTGTCACGAAAGCAGTTTCAAGCATATCAGCCATACCGCAAAACGCAACACAGGTTACAGAATTTGCAAAGTCACTTGGCAAGCTAGGCAGTAAAAGTATTGAAAACGCCACAGCGAATATCCCTAAACTGGGTAATGCGCTGAATGGCTTAATGACCACATTATCAAGAGCACCTAATGTAAGTAGTAATGTTATTGCTATGACTAACGCATTGGCTAATCTTGCTAGTCAAGGTAGCAAGGTGGGGACTTCTTCAAACTCACTTCAAAAGTCGCTGTATGGCGTATCTACAAGCGCTAGGACAGCAACTAGAAGTAGTTGGAGCTTAGCAAGTGCAATAGGTAAGTTCTACGCAACTTATTTTATGGTAATTCGTGGCAGTAAGAAACTTATAGAAGCTATAAAATCAACAACAGATTACATTGAAGCGTTTAACTATCAAGCGGTAGCATTTGGCAAGATTGGTTCAGAATGGGATAAAGACTATGAAAAGTACGGATATGATAACGCTACGGCATACGCAGAAAGCTTTCAAAACAGAGTAAATGATACTCTTGGAAAGTTATCTGGATTAAAAGTCAATGTTCAAGGCGGCTTGCTTGAAGAAAGCGGAGCAAAAAACCTAGGACTTAACATACAAGAGATAACACAGTACGCTTCACAGTTAGCCTCTGTCACTAACTCACTAGGACAGACGGGTGAAGCAACAACAGCAATAACAAAGTCAATGACAATGCTTGCGGGCGATATAAGCTCACTTTTTAATGTGGACTATTCAACAGTAGCACAGAACTTACAAAGCGGCTTAATCGGGCAGTCAAGGGCATTGTATAAGTATGGCATTGATATTACCAATGCCACATTAGCGACGTATGCTTATAACTTAGGCATTTCTAAGTCGGTGTCTGAAATGACTCAGATGGAAAAACAGCAGTTAAGAGTGTTGGCAATATTAGACCAGAGTAAAGTATCTTGGGGCGATTTAGCCAATACGATTAACAGTCCAAGTAATATGTTACGCCAGTTCAGTAACAATATGAAAGAGGTAGGAATGGTAGCAGGACAGCTATTTATCCCAATTCTTTCAAAGGTTATGCCAGTAGTAAACGGAGTAACTATTGTAATCAAAAGATTATTAGTCAATCTTGCTTCTTTAATGGGCGTTAAGATTGACTTTGAAAGCTTCGGACAAAGTGGTTACAAAGATACTTCTGACGGATTGGAAGATATTTCAGACGGATACAAAGATGTAGCGGATTCAGCAAAGAAAGCTACGCTATCTCTTATGGGATTTGATGAAATAAATAAATTACAGGACGATACAAGCTCAAGCAAGGGTTCAAGCGGTGGCGGCGGTAGCACTATTGATTTGACAGATGATATTGCTAAGGCGGCGGCAGAATATGAAGCGGCGTGGAATAAAGCATTTGCCAATATGGAAAATTCGGCAGTTGCCTGGGCTGACAGAATAGAGGAAGCTATAAAAAAAGGCGACTGGTACGGAATAGGTACTTACGCAGGCAAACAAATAAACAAAGGGATAAATGCTTTTCCTTGGAAAAAAACAGGAGAAGCAATTACAGAAGCTATTTGCAATGTTTTGGATTTTGCAGATGGATTTATTAGTTCTGTTGATTGGGAACAATTAGGAAGAAATATAATAAAGTTTATTGAAGGTATAGATTTAGGAAAAATAACTGTAAAAATTTTGGACCTAGCAATTGACTTAGGAGTATCAGCAATAAAATTAATATGGGGTGCTTACCAGGAGATATACGACAAATGGGGAATTGCAGGAATTTTGGCTTCTTTGGTTATTCCGGGCGGAATTCTTACACTTAAATTTATTACGGAATTTTCAGCAAGCATAGATGATAGTAAATATGTAAAAAAAGCAAAAGATGGCATAGAAAATATAAAAATAGCTGCACAAGAAAAATGGAATGAAATTACAGATTGGTGGAATAATACAGCAATCGTAAATTGGTGGAATAATGATGTTACGCCTTGGTTTACTAAAGCGAAGTGGCAGTCACTTGGAGATAATACAAAAGATAGCTTGCAAGATAGCTGGACTTCTTTTAATAACTGGTGGAGTAGTACAGGAATATACAACTGGTGGAACAATAGCGTAGCACCTTATTTTACAAAAGCAAAATGGCAATCTCTTGGAGATAACGCAAAGGGCAGCTTAACTGATAGTTGGACTTCGTTCAATAATTGGTGGAGTGGCACAGGTATATATAATTGGTGGAATAATGATGTTACGCCTTGGTTTGCTAAAGATAAATGGAACAACTTGGGTGATAATTTCAAGTCAAGTCTACAAGATAAATGGTCTGATTTTTCTTCTTGGTGGAGCACAACCGGAATTTACAATTGGTGGAACAATAGCGTAGCACCTTACTTTACGGCAGATAGATGGCGTGATATGGCAGATGGAATAAGAGTAGGCATACAAGATAAGTGGAATAATGTAGTTAATTGGTGGGATAGCAAACCATCCCTTAGTGAAATTTCAGTAGCCGTTGAGAACTTTTTTTATAAAGTAAGAGATATGTGGTATAATTTCAAAGATTGGTGGGACAACTTAGGACTTAGCTTTCCACATATAAAAACGCCACATTTCGATATTGATGGCGAATTTAGTCTTGTGCCACCTCAAGTGCCCAAGATAAGTGTTGATTGGTATGCAAATGGCGGCTTTCCAAACAAAGGACAGTTATTCGTTGCTAATGAAGTAGCACCCGAAATGGTTGGTACTATGGACGGAAGAACAGCAGTAGCCAATCAACAAGAAATTACAACAGGTATTGCTAATGCAGTTTATCCAGCAGTATACAATGCGGTTGTAGCGGCTATGTCAGAAGCTAACAACAATGTAAACATAACACTACAAGGTGACGCTGATAAATTGTTTGCAATGGTACAGGATAAAGCTAATAACTACACTAATATGACAGGGCAAGCAGCATTCCCTTATTAATTGACAAATAAATAATAAAAGAATATATTTAAAGTACTAAAGATAAGGGGGAATGTATATGTTAAAAAAAGGCTTATATAAAATGCTGGAAGTATTAGGAATAAAGAAAAAACAGCAACCACAAATTCAACGCCCACTAAATCCTAACTTTAAAGGAGTGTACAGAGCGACAGAAAACGGCTTAGTTGAAGTATATTGTCCAAGATGTAGCAGTTGGGACTGCTCTCACACACAGATTACAACAACTGTACCACAGAAAACTAAAACAAGATACACTATTAATTTGAATCCGTTTAGACCATTTACATTAGTCAATAGGAAAGAAAAAATTAAGCAAAAAGGCAGAACTTATTCACAGCATAGGTTTATATGCAAAAGATGTGGATTGATTTTTTGGTAATATATAATTTTAATTACATTAGATTTTTTAATAAAAGGAATGCATCAAGATGAATGAAAAAGATAACAAAAAGAAGCTACAGAAGATAGCGATTGCAGTATTGGCAGGAATAGTATTTGTTACAGCATTATTTATTATTAATAATATAACTGAAAGCGATAATAATATCGTAGCAAACACACAAACTAAAACACAATCAACAGAAGTTGCCACTAAAGATATGCTTGACGATGGTATGTCTTATCTTGATGAAGATAAGTACAAATATGTATGCGAGCAAATGGATTACAACCATATTATGTTTACGAATGAGGATTTAACTGACAAATATGTAAAAATAGATATAATGCTTACTAATCGCTATACGTTATCCTCAAAGGATATGGAAGATGAGAGCATAAGCAAAGTTGTTAATGCTTACAACTTGCAGGCAGGGTTTTTTACAGGTGTCGTTAAGAATAAAAGCGAATACGGCAAAGAAAAAATATACATATATTTTTCAAAAGATTTTAATTTAAAAAGTGGAAACTATAAGGTCGGAGATAAAATCACTGCATATGGCTTGATTGTTAATTGCAAAAACAATGGAGCTGGCAGTTATAACAGTATTAGCTTTATACCACGTTTTATAGAAAAATAATCCCTTTAATGGAGCGTATTGAAAGGTACGTTCCATTTTTTATTGAAAAAGTGCTTGACTTTTTTGTGCGTACGGTTTATATTAAATGTGCGGACAGAAAAGAGGTGAGTATATGTCCAATAAAAAAGGTAGACCTAAGCTCGACAATCCTAAAAATGAAAGAATATATATTCGTGTCACCAAAGAGGAAAAGGAAGAAATAATGAATTTTTCTGATAAAAGCGGATATACAATACTTGATTTGATTAAAAAAGGCATTGAAAAAGTAAAAGGACAAAAAAAATAAAGTGTTGCACCGCTACCAACGAACACAACACTTTAAAAACACCAATCCGAAAGGAATTGATAAATCTATCATATCAGTTTCTTTCGGAAAATTCAAGATTATTTTCGGAGGAAAAACAAATGAAAGAACAATTAAAAGATGAAATAAATGAAGTGCTAGAAAACATCAAGGATATTTGGATATTACATCAAATATATCGTTTTGCTGTTAATATGTCGAAAGATGATTTAAGTAAATAAGTTGTTTTATAAAAAAGAGGGGAGCATAAAAAGACACCAGTTGACAATATTCATAAAATATATTATCTTGGTATATGCTAAAATTAATAGAACGAACGAGACACAGCGCATACGAAAGATAAATTTTCAAGAATAGTCTTTTGTGTGCGCTTTTAACATACCAATGAAATATAAAATAAAAATATTTTGGAGGTATCTATGCTAGTAGAAACAAGGAAAATAAGCAAAGGCAAAGAAGTAACAGTTGTAACAAGCCTTGATGTAGCAGAAACTTTTGGGAAAAGACATTCGGATGTACTTAGGGATATAGAAAATCTTGAATGTAGTCCAGAGTTTAGAGAACGCAATTTTGCGTTTTCTAAATATTCCGTTGAGAACAATAAAAAAACATATCCAATGGTATATATGACAAGAGATGGTTTTACCATTCTTGCTATGGGTTATACTGGCGAGAAAGCTATGAAATTTAAAGAAGCCTATATTAACCAATTTAATCAAATGGAAGAACTTCTCAAAGGCAAGCTGATAGAGAGAGAAAAAGGCATAGCAGTTAGGCAGTCACTTACTAAAGCTATTCAGCAGTCAAGCGAAAATGAGAGAATGCACGGACACGCATATTCGACTTATACTGACATTGTATATAGGACTGTATTCGGAAAGACAGCAAAACAGTTAAGAGAAGAATGTGGGATTGATAAAAAGGCTAATTTGCGTGATTATTTCACAGCAGAAGAACTTGAAAAGGTACAATCAATAGAAATGATTATCAGTGGACTTGTTAATTGCGGTTGGGGATATAACGAGATAAAAGAGTTTATAACTAACCCAGCAAGGAAACTGATAGCAGCATAGCGTACCCACAAGTGGGTACGAAAAAATTCCCAAGAAGTCGGGAAAGTTTTTGCAGGAAGTTGCAAAATATTCCCCATAAAGCTGGGGGAAGTATTTGTATAGTTGTTGCAACGCTTTTCTCCACTTGTGGAGAAAGACATTAAATCAGTAGCGCCGCAATCTTGGCTCTACTAGAATAAAAAAATCAGAACAAGTTGAATAGACCTGTTCTGATTAGCACGTATGAGTGAATGCAAATTAACTCATACCAATAATAACAAATAAATAGCAAAATGACAAGGACATTTCACTTAATTGTGAGGTGTCCTTTTTGTGTGCTTGGAAAGTGAGGTTTTACTATGAATTTTATACAATACATAAAGCAAGCGTGGAAAGCTGGCACTAGCGGCGGCACTCCATTAAGCCCAGACAGGCTTAATCATATGGAAGATGGGATTAAGAGTAATAATGATATGATAAGTGAACTGAACAACAATACAACAACAACGTACGAAAATGCTATCATAACATACGCACCTGCTTTGGCACTGGTAAATATAATGCCAGCTAAACTAACCAATACTGTAGCAATTAGGAGCTGGACAACAGTCGCAACTCTGCCTAAGGAATATAGACCGAGTAAAACTATAAAATTTCCGGTCACAGTATATAATCCGGCGGGGTTTGTGGCATATGGACAATTGACACCTAATGGTGCATTACAAATTTATAGTGATACCGAAATTGAGGCAAATCAAGGACAAACATATTACAATTTCACTTATTTTATTTAAGTAGTATGCTGAAGATATTGCTGTTTAATTAACTTAATAAATAAAAAATCAAAATGGGTATTGAAATAAAATGTTAGTGGTAGGGACAACTTGAAAATATAAATATATAAAACTAAGGGAACGTATCAGAGATGATATGTTCCTTTTTTGTTACCCATTTTTAGGCAGAAAGGGGCGATTGAATGATAAGTGCTGTAATTATCGAGGGAGTAACATTCCCAGTAGCATATAACGGCTACACATACAGCAGAAATAAGATATGGTCTAAGAACACAGGAAGAAATGACTATGGAGAAATGGTAGGCACAATCGTGGCTATTAAAGACAAAGTAGAACTGCAATTACCGCCATTAACAGGTGAACAGGCGTTGTTGCTTGACAATGTGGTTAGTGATGAAAATAACCCATTCCCGACAGCACAAGTCCTATTCTTAGGCGGTACACAAAAGGAAATGACAATATACACAGGAGATGTGACATATCCGTATCTCACAAGAGCGAAGAATGAGGACGGATTAATAGTCGGAGCAAAATTAAGTTTAATTCAGAAATAAGGAGATTAACTATGAAAATAACAGGAAATGAAGTTTTAGCACATTATGAAGCACTTGCAAGTGTAGCACAGCTTAAAATGGGTGGCAGATTAGCAGTTGCCATTATGTCTAACATTAAGATGTTAGAGCCACACTTTAAAGCGGTTGTAGAAACGATACAAAAGATACGCAAAGAAAATAAAGACGACAACAATAAGATAAAATCAGAACTTGAAGAATTGGGAGAACAGGAGATAGAAGTATCTGAATACACAAAAGTTGATATAAGCGCATTTGATAGTTGCGAAGCCATTGAGCCAGCTAAGATTATCGCACTTAGCTTTATGATTAACAATTAATCAGCAGAAAGGAGCAACCTAATGAAAAATATTAATTGGGGTGCGGATTTCAATTTGCTGTATGCAAGATATTACAGCAAATATTTAGTTGACGGAAAAGAATACAATCAGACACTTAATGAGTTTAAGTACAGCAATATAATCAATCCAAACAATAGCATTTCGATAGGTAATACTTGCAGTAGTAGTGTTACCTTTTCTATTTTTAAACCGCAAATTACACTTGAAAATAAGGACATAACTATTTTTGAGGGCATTAAAGGTAATAGTGGAATTGAGTATGTACAGATAGGCATATTTACTGTAACAAAAGAAGAAAGCAACGGCGAATACACTAAGTACACAGCTTATGACAAGATGTACAAAGCTGAAAAAGGTTATTTTACTAAATTAACTTATCCTAGTACGGATAAGGCTATTTTAGAAGAAATCTGTACAAAGTTAGGCATACAGTTAGCAACTAGCATAACAAACACACATACAATTACAGATAAGCCACAAGGTTATACAATGCGTGAAATGATTGGTTATATGGCTATGCTACAAGGTGGAAATGCGGCTATTAATTCTGACGGAAACCTTGAAATTAAGTGGTATAAGGATAGTGGCTACGTGCTTGACGGACATCAATACTATCAGCAAGGGGTTACTTTTACCACTAGCAAGGATTTTACGATAAGAAAACTGACTTGTAACAATACAAAGTCGGGTGATAAGGAAACTAGCACAATCACTAGCGGTAGTGGTGCAACTGGACTTAGCTTTGCTAATCCATTTATGACACAAGCAATCCTTGATGAAGTCTACAAAAAGATAGGCGGTTTTCAGTTCAGACCGCTTACAGTTAAGTTTGTCGGTGATTGGCGACTTGAGGTAGGCGACATTATAACTGTTAATAAAGACGGCGTTGATTACAAAGTGCCTATAATGCAGATTACACACGAATGTGACGGCGGCTTAATGGATACTGTTACATCTATCGGACAATCTGACACAGAAAACAGCAACATCGCTAGCGGTCCGATAACAAAGCAAATGGAACGATACTACGCCGATTTAGTCTTAATCAACAAGGCAGTTATTGAAAATGCTGATATAACTAATGCCAATATTGAGAGCTTAAAAGCACATCAAGCGTATATCGACCAACTAAAGACTAATAAGATTGAAACTGTCACAGCAGATATTGTTAATCTAACAGCGAGTAAAGCTATAATTAATGAAGCTAATATTGCTAAGTTGCAAGCAGATTATGCACAGGTAGGTGTGTTAAATGCTGATGTAGCAGATATTAAGACATTAATGTTTGGTTCGGCGACAGGTAAAAGTTTAACAACAGAATTCGCTAATGCGGTTGTAAGTGTTATCGGCAATGCACAGATTAAGGACGCTATGATTGACAGCATAGCCGCAAGCAAGATTACAGCACTTGACCTTAATACAACTAAGTTTAAGGTTCACAGCGAAAATGGAATGTCTTATTGGCAAGACAATACAATTATCATTAAAGATACTGACAGAATAAGAGTTCAAATAGGTAAAGACGCTAATTCGGACTACAATATGTATGTCTGGGATAAAGCTGGCAATCTTATGTTTGATGCCTTAGGACTTACCGAAAAAGGCGTTACGAGAAAAGTTGTTCGTGATGAAGTTGTTAAAGATGACGCTAATATTAATGCAAGCAAGCTGGATATTGAAACACTATTTAATGTCATCAATAACGATAGCACCCATACACTTAAGAGTAACAAGATTTACCTTGATAACGAAAAACAGACACTTAATGTTATTATGCAAGCTATAACAAGTGGTGCTGGCAAAGATTATACTCAATGGGGCGGTATGATGAAAGTTGCTAGTGATTTTATCACTAACAAGTTGTGGTGGACTGAAAATGTTGACAATGAGAGCATTAAGACTAAGTTTTCTACTGTTAATCAGAAGCTAGATAGCTACGAAATCACGTTATCTGACTTATATCGGCAAACAAATGATAATTTTATGGTGTATACAGTAACGGCAACGCCTACAAAAGATAATTATCCAGCCGTTGACTGGTTTATACCTATTTATCCGTCGGATGATTTATTTCCAGATGATAATCTTACTTGGACTTACAGCAATGATGAATATGCTAAACATCACGGAGCAATAGCATACAACGAAACAACTCAAAAAACTTGGCGATGGGCTAAAGATGATAAAGGTAATTGGAGCTGGAAAGAGGTATCTAACACACAATTAGCTTATATGCTTAATCAAAACGCTAGCTTTAAAATGAACTTAGATAGTATATCTACATCATTGTTAAGTGTGCAGCAGAATTTAAAAGACAACTACAGTACAACTACAGTTATGAAGAATGCTATAACGCAGGCTGTAAAAGCAGAAAGCAATAGCATTAAACTTGAAGTGGCTAATGCTTATGCTACAAAGGATAGTTTGAATAATTATAGTACAACAACGCAGATGAATGCGGCTATAAGCACAGCAATAAGTAAAGAAAGTTCAGCGATTAAGTTAGAAGTAGCAGGAGCATATGCCACAAAAGATAGCCTTAAAAATTACGCTACAACAGCAAGTCTTAGTGCTTATATCAAGAAAGACCCAAAAAGTGGCGAGCTTAAATCCGCAATTGAAGCAATTGCAGATGATATAACGCTTAAGGCTAAGGGGGCTATTAATATTAGCGGTAACAAGAGCGTTAATATTAGCGGTAACGCATTCACTTTAACATCAACTAATACAATTATAAGTGCAACAGGGACAATTACCTGTAGTGATATAATCGGGACTGGGGGTCGCATTGGCAATTGGGATATTACTGATGGAAGCTTAAAGAATGATTACTTAGCACCAGATGGATACTTAAGAAGAACTTACATTCAAAGTTCAAAAAATATTGGCGATTGGATTTTTTCTGTTCAGAAAGGAGCTGTACAAGGAACTTCGCCAAGCACGCTAAACTCCCTGTGGCACGTTACTAACGATGGTGAAATGCAGTTTAATGTTGAGAGCGGTAAAGGCATTAAAATGTATGGTTCGGCAGGATTAGAGTTAGAAGTGTTAAGAGACCGCATTGAATTATATTACCAGCCTTACATCAATGGAGAACCGCAAGCTTGGACGAAAATTGAAAAAGGAAAAATTTCTATAGACTCAAAAGGTTGGAGTTCTTTTGACGACTGTGCTCTATCTGTAGTTAACAATTCGATAAAGACTACAGCATTGTATATAATGCATCAAACAGAAGATGGGTCATACTACCAAAGAGGATGCGTAATTAATAGAAATCCTTTTTCTGGCGATATTATGTTTGATTGGGATGGACGTTATCTTCGTGGATATATAGGGGATAATGTTGTTATCACTTGGGACAACGAAAATAAAAATTGGATATAAGATTAGGAGGTAAAACACAATGTTAGACATCAACTCATCAATTCAGAAGAATGGAACACTATCTGTTCAAAATTCAGACGGAACACTTAAACAGGTAGCTTATCTGTCAGCTACAATCAGCGAAAGTGGCACAGTTAGTATGTCAGCTAGCTTCAATGACTTTGCGGCATACTTGGCAAATGATACAGCACTAGACAGCGAGCTTAAGAGCTTTCTTGATGGTGTTAAAAACACATACAAGGCAACATACAGCACAGAAGATAGCACAGTTGGTTCAGATGTAACAGGAACAGTAGAAAGTGAGGTATTTTAATTATGATTAAATGTGGAGATTTTTCAGCGTGGAATGGTGTAGTTGACTGGAACAGAGTTAAGGCGGCAGGACTTACTCACGCTATTCTTAAGGTTATCAGACGTGATTTTGACCCAGATAAGCAACTTGAAAACAACTGGAAAGGCTGTCAGTTAGCAGGTGTGCATATTTGCGGTGTATACAACTATGTTTACACACCAACAGTAGAAGAAGCTATTGCGGCGGCTAACAGAGTGCTTGAAGTGCTTGACGGACGTAAGGTAACTGTCTGGATGGACGTTGAAGATACTTGTATGCGAAACTTAGGTTCAGAGCTTATCGACATTATCAAGGCTTACAAAGAGGTTATTGAGGGTGCAGGATATGACTTCGGTGTATATACTGGCTTATCATTCTATGGCAGTTATATCAAACCATACACAAACCCTAGCGACTTAGATTGTCCGTTCTGGATAGCACGTTACTACTTAGGCTATGATGAAATGCAGTTAAATGATGATGTTAACGCAGATAAGACACCCAGTATCGACCATTATCTTGCGGGGTGGCAGTATACTTCTAGCGCAAGAATTGACGGTGTAGACGGAGTTTGCGACTTATCAGAATTCTATGGCTTTCATAATGAAGAAGATAATACAGAAGATAACAGCGAAGAAGATAACACAGAGGATAGCACAGATGAACACGTATATGCTACATACGCCGCTTATACCGATAGATGGTGGGGTGAAGTAGAAGATAGAGAAGATTGGGCTGGTGCAGGCGACAATAAAGCTATCACAGCACTTATTATCAAGGTTAGCAGAGGTTCAGTTAAGTACAGAGTTCACTTAAAGGGCGGAGATTGGCTTCCTTATGTTACTGGCTTTAATTATGACGATTACGATAATGGCTATGCAGGTGACAAGAAGCACGAGATTGACGCAATAGAAATCATTTACTATACACCAGAGGGCGAGCCTTGGAAGTATGCTAAGTATATGGTATCTGTATTTAACAACCGCAACTTCTATCCAGAACAGGTAGATGATGAAACATCTAACGGAATGGACGGATATGCAGGCGTTATGGGTAATGCAATCGACAAGTTCCAGTTAGTTGTCGAATAAAGTCGAAATAACACGACCGAAAGTATTTGAAATATACTAACGATAAATGTATAATAAACTTGTCTTTGAGAAAAGACCCTTAAACATTTTCAAGTTCTGGCAGGCGATATTGTTTGATTGGCGTTGGCAATATCGCCGCTACACTTGACACGATAGAACGTGTGTTCTATAATAATCGTATCGCTATCAAACGTGCAAGGGCAAGAGAGGGGAGTGCAGGTTTATGAGTAATGAGGAATACAGGCAAAAGATAACAAAAATGATTAATAAAATAGAAGATAACTGGATATTAGAACAAATATTTAAGTTTATATGCAATATGACAAAAGAGAGGGCGTAAACCCTCTCTTTCTTACTTTTCGTCTAGCAATTTCTTTGCGATACTTTCCAAGCATTCCCAATCTTTAGGTTCAAGCCTTGCCAATGCACTAACAAGCTTCTTTTCAAAGCTGTCATCGTTTAATTCCATAACTTCATTAACAAAAGCACCAATCTCTTGTTCTCTTGTACGAGATTTAAACATTTTTCCGTTTCCGGTTCGCAGCCATTCTTCATTTACATTAAGAATAGAACATAAAACTTTAATTGATTGTTCTGAAAGATTTCTATTGCCATTTTCAACTAACGAAATGTAGTTTTTGGTAAGCCCTAGCTTTTCAGCAAATACATCTTGCGACATTTTTAATTCTTTTCGCAAGGCTTTTATTCGCTCGTTCACACTTCTCACCTCCCTGCATATATACAATAACATTAAAGTCACACAATGTCAAACTTTTTTTACTAAAATATGTTGACAGGTATTACTGGGTATGATATTATAATCACACAAAGTCAAATAGAAAGGAGATGAAAAAATTGAAAAAACCATCTATTTCAGATGTTGCATTAGTACTTTCAATATTTACTTTACTGTTTCAGATTTTTTGTCATTTTATTTTGCCAAAGCTTTGACAAAATCAATTATTTCTGAATGATGTACAGAAAATTCCATTAAAGCACAGATGATAGAAACAACCACGGAAATCCAACCTTTAATATCGGCTTTACTTGATGTTTTTAATGCGACATCAGCTTGCGTTTTGGAACTTTCAGCAATCTCTTTAGCGGAATCAGCTTGAGATTTAGCGGATTGAGCCATATCGTGAAGTTCTTTGTTTGTCTTTTCAAGATAAGCAGATTGACTTTCTAAAAGCTCATATGGAGATTTGCCTTTTTCATAATTAGGCATTTCCATATTTGGAACTGTTGGTTTGATAAACATATCATTTAAATTTGGATAATTTGGAACATATTGCATAGTAGTACCCCTTTGTTTTTTAAAACACATTATATCACAGAAAGGAAGTGAATTAAATGAGCGAAAAGGAAAAGGAAATCATCAAGAAGCTATCCGATACAATACCAAAACTTGATGATAGCAAGAAAAATTACATTCTTGGTGTCGCCGAGGGAATGGCAATGGTAAGAGAATCAGAGAAAGCCGATAGAAAGGAGCAAACTAATGAATGAAGTCAAGACGATAGAGCTTAGAACACCTATTGAAGTTGCCCTTGATATTGATAGTGAGGGGATGACAACAGCAAGAAAACTGTACAACTTCTTAGGATTAGCACAAGGGCAGTTTTCAAGGTGGGCGAAAAGCAATATTACAGATAATGAATTTGCCACAGAAAATGAGGATTATTGGCGGTTCGACATAGATGTCGAGACACCGACAGGTGGCATAGTAAAGAGAGATGATTATAAGCTCACAGCTCATTTCGCCAAGAAGTTATCTGTTAAAGGTAATTCAGAAAAGGCAGAAGAAGCAAGGGAATACTTCACAACAGTAGAAGAAAGAGTTAAGCAGAAAGCTATTGATGTATCACAGCTTTCACCACAGCTTAGACTTATGAATATGCTTGTTGAAAGTATGAACAAGGCAGAGATAGAGCAGAAGAAACAGGCAGAACAGATAGCCAAGGTTGAAACAACTGTTAACAATATGAAAGAGATTTTTACAGAGCCTATCGGCGATTGGAAGAATGATATTAATGCCAAAGTGAGAGAAATATCTATCAAAAGTGGCATTGATTATCAGGCACTTTATAATCAACTTTACGGCGAGTTGGAAATGACCGCACATTGTAGTCTTAAAAGATTGCAGGATAACAAGGTGGCAAGAATGGAAAAGGCAGGTAATACCAAGACGGCTATAAAAGCGGCAACAACCAAGATTGCTGTTATTTATGATAAGCCACAGCTTAAGGCAATATTTGAGAATATTGTTAAGAGATATGCTATGAAATATTGTGCATAAGGAGATTATATATGGACAGAATAGACGAATTTAATATGTTACAGGGTTTTAAGTTTCTTGAAGCATATGAACAGATTGCTGTTTCTGATGATGGTTCAATGGCAGATGTGATTGTTATGAAATTCTACAATGACAAGAATGTTGCTATTGAAATAACATTTATTGACGGAGAATGGCAGGTAGGTGAGCCATATGCTATTGATAATGATTTTAACCCAATCAATAAAGTTGAAAGAAAGGAGCACGGATGAGAGATTTTATTGAAAATGCCATAAAAGAGGAACTCACAAAAACAACAGAAGGCTGTATGTTTTATGTAAAGCGTTTACATAACTATAAGGATATAGGTGAATTAACTGGTTCTGTAAAAGAATTAATCACACAATATGGTCTATCTGCTTTGGAAGCTCAAGGTTTTTTGGAATATATGAAGATTATTGTTAGTGCTTCTTCATATATTCCTTGTGAAAAAGAAAAGCGTGACTATTCAACGGAAGTTGGCAAGTCAGCACTTTAGAAAGGAACAGGAATGAGAGAACCATACGTGATTAAAGGTGACGAACAGCAAAGAAGTTTCGCAAGTGGGTAACAGCCGAAGTACTTCCCTCAATCAGAAAGACAGGAAGTTACAGAATGCCAAAGACAACAGGCGGACAGATACAGCTTCTTGCACAGGGATATACAGAACTTGAACAGGCTGTTAACTCTATCAAAGAAGATATGACAGAGCTTAAGGATAACACACCTCTTTACGGCTGTGAGATTGATGAGGTCAAACAGCACGTTAATAGAAAAGGCGTAATTGTACTTGGTGGCAAGGATAGTGAAGCTTATAAGAACGGCAGTATTCGCAGTTCAGTATATTCTGACATATATAAGCAGTTAAAACGTGAGTTTGGTTGCGTGACAACATATAAAAGCATAAGAAGAAAGTACATTGATAATGTACACAAGTTTATAGATGATTATGCGTTGCCTATGGCACTTGCTGAACAGGTAAAAGAAGCTAATGCACAGATAAGTATGAGTTTTTAAGGAAAGGATTAAGAGTTGGAAAGATTGATAAAAGAATTAATCGCAGTTGAGAAAAAGAGAAATTCCTTGCTTGCAGAACTGAATAAGATTTTAAAGAAACTGATAAGTGAGGAAGATGAGTGTAGCAGAGATAAGCACAGCGATTACGATGATAGATTTACTTTTTAATAATATCGCAATTTTTAAGTTAAGGATAGCTGAATATTTATGGATGTTATCAGCAATATTATTTATTGTGTCAATGATATTTCAGCTTATTAATTAGAAAGGAGTTTTAGCAGATTGATATTTATTATTTCTGAAAAAGGCGAAAGAGAGCAGATTAACGAGGTAGAAAAACTTGAAATTCTGTCACACATTGGCAGAAGAACGAGTTACCTCTTAGGAAGAAATAAGCATTGTGAGCCATTAAGGAGCATAGTTGTAAGGGACATTTTAGGGCAGTTAAAGCACGAATACGGGTGTGGTTTGAGTGAGCTTAAAAAGAAGTACATAGCAGACACTCACGATTATATCGACTGCTACGAACTGCCTACAATAATGAAAGAGAGATATAAGCTATGATACTAGGTTTTATAGCAGGAATAATATTCGGCATAATACTCACAACAGTTTGTGCCGTTATTGCAACAATAAGAACTAATGCAGAAGAAAGGAAAGAACAATATGAAACAGGTAAACGAGAAAGTAATAACAGTACAGGATTGCATTGATATGTACGAGAAGAAAGATATGGTAACAGTTATAGACGGCGGTAAAGTTGTAGGGTTTGTTGAGAAAGGAGTAACAAATGATAAATAATAACAGGACTTATATATTAGGAAAGGTTGCTAAAAAGCCGGTTTTTTCACACGAGATATGTGGTGAGGGATTTTACCTCTTTTATATAGAGGTTTTAAGAAAGAGTGGAAGTACAGATACGCTTCCAGTAATCGTATCGGAAAGATTAATAAGTATTAATAGGCTTGATGTAGACAGAACTGTAGTAATTAACGGACAGATAAGGTCATACAACAAGCATACAGATAATGAGGAGCATAGTCATCTGATACTTAGTGTATTCGCCAGGGAAATAGATGTGCTAGAAGATGTTGAAATTAATCCGGACGCAAATAATGCTGTTGAGATTGTAGGTCACTTATGCAAGCCGCCTATATATAGAAAGACACCACTTGGAAGAGAAATCGCTGATATTCTTGTCGCAGTAAACAGACCATATGGCAAGTCAGATTACATACCTTGTATAGTTTGGGGCAGAACAGCTAAGTTTGTCGGTCACTTGCCAGTAGGAACACATATAGAAATGACAGGCAGGTTTCAGTCAAGACCTTATACAAAAAAGATAAGCGAAGATGAAGTTGAAAACAGAGTAGCTTACGAGGTATCAGTAGGCAGAGTTGAGATTATAGAGGAAGAGGAGAATGCTGATGAATAGTGATATTACTGTTTCGGAATTAGCTAGTATGGCAGCAGACAATGAAAAGCGTTGTCAAGTATGGCATCCAGTTCAGGGTGTTATATTTGATGGCACGTTTGATGAACTTGACAGACGGCATTATCTGGCAGACAAGACAGTTGATAACTTCTCAATAGAAGATGATGTATTCATTATGAATATATAATAAGGAAAGGATATGTTTATGGAAAGAGCAGTTTTAAAAAAGGTAGTGCTTGAAAACTTTATGTGCTATGCACACGCAGAGTTTGATTTTTATGCCATTACAAAGATTACGGCTAAGAATGGCAAGGGTAAGTCGACTATTGCCACAGCTTATCTGTGGTGCTTATTCAACTGTGATTATGAGTTAAAGGATAATCCGGTTGTTAGACGAGAGGTTGACGGAAAGTCCGTTGATGATATGGACACAAGTGTTGAACTTACACTTGATGTTGACGGAAAAGAAGTAACTATGAAGAAAGTGCAGAAGCGTACTTACAGCAAAGATGGCAGCAGTTATAAGGACGATAACAAGTATTTCATCAATGATGTGCCTAAGACATTAAAGGACTTCAATGCGTACCTTGATGTTGATATGAATGTGTTCAAGATGTGCAGTAATGTAAATGCTTTTCTTAATCAGAAACCAGCAGAAATGAGAGAATACTTATTTGGTTTAGTAGGAGATGTTACAGACATTGATATAGCTTCACAGAAAGCCGAATTAGCCGAGTTAGTTCCTTTACTTAATAAGTATACAGTTGAAGAGTTATCCGCTATGAATAAGGCTGCCAAGACCAAGATTACAAAGGATTTGCCTATTCTTGACGGACAAATTAAGGAAAAGGAAAGGGATATACAGCTTAAACAGGCTATTGAAGTATCTGACCTTGAATTACAGAAGAACAGCCTTAAAGAGCAGATTGCTGATTGCGTGGCAAAGCAGACCGACAATGACAAGTTAATGGCTGAATATGACAATGCTAGTGCTAATATTCTCAGCTTAAAGTTTGAGCTTGACGATATTCGCCGTAAAGCCAATGAGGACAATATTAAGGCTAGGAGAGATATTGAGAACAGGATTTCTGATAAGCAGTTTCTTGTTAGGCAGACAGAAAAGACTATTACTGATACAGAAAAGAACATCGAGTATCAGCAGAATGCCATTGATAGCATAAATAAGAATTTGCAGAATATAAGGGATAAATGGAAAGCGGAGAATGAGCGTAAATTTGACGAAACAAGCCTTATTTGTAGCTATTGCGGACAGGAATATCCCGAGGATAAGAAAGAACAGTTAAGAGCTGATTTTGATAGTCACAAGGCAGAAGAATTAAAGATTATCACAAGCAATGGCAACCTTTTTAAAGACAAACTTGATAAGAATAAGAAGATTCTTGAAGATTTGCAGAAAGAACTACCACAGCATAAAGAAAGCCTTGAAATGCTGAATACAGCTATTGCAGACCTTGAAAAGCAGTTATCAGAACTTCCGCAGGAAATTGATGCATCAGCCACAGAAGAATACAAGGCACTTGAAAAGCAGATTGCTGAAAAAGAAGAAGCTATGCACAAGGCTAATGATATTTCAGCAGTTAAGGCAGAATTAAAAGCACGGGAAACAGCTTTAAGGCAGCAGTTAGCAGAATGTGAAAGCCAGATTGCAAAGGCTGATACGACAGCAGATGAACAGCGACTTGAAGAATTAAAGCAGGCAAGGATTGATTCTGAACAGAACGAGGCTAATGCCGAGAAAATCCTTGATTTACTTGATGAATTAGACAAAGCAAAGAATGAAGCCTTAACAGAAGCAGTAAACAGCCATTTTGGGTTAGTTAAGTGGCAGTTGTTTGAATATGCCAAGAATGGAAATTACAAGAGCTGTTGCATACCTACTGTTGACGGAAAGAGCATTTTAACAACTATGTCTAACAAGGGCAACAGGATTTTAGGCAGAGTCGATATTTGCAGTTCAATTCAGAAGATTAGCGATATATCAGTGCCTATTATCTTAGATGATTCTGAAAGCCTTAGTACGGACAATCAGAAGAAAGTTGCTGAAATGGTAGATAGTCAGTTGATTATGCTGATTGTAAATGACAGTGAGAAATTAGAGATTATGGAGGGATAATATGACTTCTATATTAGAACGCTCATTCAATTTCAATGGCTTTAACTGTTATGTGATACTCCGACATATTGGTAAATCTACTTATAGATGTGGATATGTGCAGGTTTCCAAAAGGTTGCCTATCAACACAACAAGTATAGATTGCCACGGCGGTATCACATATGCAAACAAAGAAGCACCTAGCCCACTTGAAATTGATGATAAAAACAAGTGGTACATTGGATTTGATTGCGCTCATGCATTTGATACTACGGATTTTTGGACTGTAGATAGGGTTAGTGATGAATTAAGACAGATTGTCGGACAGATTTTAAGCGGAGAAAGCGAGGATTAATTATGGCAGAGAATACAGCAGTTGCGGAAAAGAAAGAAGCTGAAAGCAGAGAGCTTGTAGCAAAAGATTTTACAGAGGGAATGGTTGTAAAAATCAAGCAGAAAGAGAAATTTGGCTTGACATTCCCTAAGGATTACAATTACACAAATGAATTTATGTCGGCAATGCTGATTTTGCAGGACACAGTAGATATGAACAAAAAGCCTGTATTGCAGAGTTGCACAAGGGCAAGTATCGAAAATGCACTTGTTGAAATGGTTACGAACGGACTTTCAATGCAGAAGAAACAGTGCTACCCGGTTGCTTATGGCGGCAAGCTACAGTGTCAGAAGTCAGTGTATGGAAACACTTGTATAGCAAGGAGATTCGGACTTAAAGACATTAACGCAGCGGTCATTTATAAAGGGGATGTATTCAAGTACCACAAAGAGGATGCAAAGACAATCATTGATTGCCACGAACAGAGTTTTGAGAACATTGACAATGATAAGATTACCGGGGCTTATGCAGTGGCGATTATGGATGACGGAGAGAAGATAGCAGAGGTTATGACTATTGCACAGATTAAGCAGGCTTGGAAACAGGGTTATGGCTACAAAGAGAATGGCAATGGCACACATCAGAAATTTGCTGACCAGATGGCTATGAAAACTGTCAAAAATAGATTGCTTAAATATATCAATAATTCCCATAGTGGCAATGAAAATGAGGATTACGAGGAAATCAGCCACGATGAAATGCTTGAACAGGATGTTGCGTACAATATTGAGCAGAACGCTAACAGTGTAGATTTTGTTGAGGGTGATGTCGTTGGCGATGTTGTGGTTGAAGATACCACCACAGAAGCAACAGAAGAACAGGCAGACAGCACGTTGCCGCCATTCTTACAGGAGTAGCCTATGAATAATCCATGTAGAAAATGTGATTTTTGCTTCGCCTATAAAAATCGACACTATCCTTCATATAACGAGGCTTGTAGATTATGTGATAAGCGTAAGAAGTATGAGGAATACAAGTTGAGCAGGCGAATGTTTGTGGCAGGAGATGTGATTACTACTCTTGATGAATTATTAGAGCAGGAATGGGTTGTATGGCAAGGAATGACAAAGCATATAGAAGTTATAAAACATCTTCAGTTTAAACACGTTATAGGATTGATTGATGGCGGATATTTGAGAAAAGCTGTTAGAAAGGAGTTCTATGAGAATAATTAGTCAAGATGGAACAATAGATGTTCCTTATGAAATGGTAGTTATTCAGAGGTTCAGAAATGCTATTTATTTTTTGAACCGTAATTTAACAGGAGTAGAAAACTTGGTTAGTGACATTAAGTTGGCTGATTATTCCACCGAAGAAAAGGCAATTAAGGCTATGAAAATGCTTAGAGAGCAATATTCGAGAATTGAAATTATAAAAGCTCTTGCAAGTGGCACATGCGAGCATATGGAAGAATCATTAAAGCCGAAAGAGTTCAAAGACATCCTTAAAAAATACATCAATATGGAAGTTTTTCAATTTCCAAAGGATGATGAAATCGAGGTGTGAGTATGAAACAAAATCCAATAATAATTGCGTGCGAATTGTGCGGAAAACCACAGCAAAAAGATGAATCACATTCTAATGAAAATTGGAATATTTATGACGCAAAAGCTGTTTGTGAGTGTGGTGGAAAATTCAAAATAATGTTAAGAGAAGATGCGGAGAAATTAAGGAATGAAGCTTAAATGTATTGCAACAGGAAGTACAGGAAATTGCTATCTGCTAACTTCCAACAGCGGAGAAACACTTATCCTTGATTGCGGAATACCGATTAAGGAGATTAAGAAAGGCTTAGATTGGAATATTAAAGATGTTGCGGGTGTGTTATGCACCCATAAACACCTTGACCACAGCAAGTCATTAAACGATTTTAAATCAATGGGGATACCTGTATTTGCCCCATATTTAGGCGATAGCCGTAAATCAATGAATATGGGCGAATTTACAGTAAAACCCTTTGATTTGACAACGATAGACGGAAGCTGGACACACACAGACGCAAATGGCGAACCTTGCTCGATATTCGGATTTCTGATTATGCATCCCGAAATGGGGAAGATGCTTTATATAACCGATTGTGAAGTTGTCAAGTGGAAATTTAAGGATATAAACCACATTCTTCTCGGTGTGAACTATGACAAGGATTTAGTCGATACCGACAATCCGAAAGCTAATCACGTTTTCAGAGGTCACTTATCCATTGATACTGCTTGCGATTTTGTCAAGGCTAACGATTCAGACAGCTTGCAGAACGTCATAATGTGCCATCTATCAAGTGAAAATGCTGATAAGGATAGTTTTATCGAGAAGATGAAAAAAGTCGCTTGTGGGGCAAATGTAGATGTTGCAGAGCCTAATAAGGAATGGGTTTTAATGAATCCAAACGAATGCCCGTTTTAGAAAGAATTGAGAGGTGGAGAAAGTGAATGATTTGATTAGTAAATCAAAATTAAAGAATGAATTATCAAAAATTCCATCTGAAATGGGACTAATTAAAAAGGTGTGGGTAATGCAGGCGGTTGATAAGCAAAAGCACAGGATAGCAACAATACCTGTAACTGCCAGCACAACAACAATTCAAGAGACAATGAGCCTTGTTGCAGGTGTGACAGCAGACAGACTAACACTGACAGAATAAGAAATATGAGCGATGAAGAATTAGCAGAATTTCTTGTCGGATTTAAGAACACATTCGGCGAGGAATACGAGGGAGAAGCTAGTTGTATGGAGTGGCTTCAATCAGAAGCGGAATAGGAGATAAATATGGAAAATACAGATGCTAGAGTGCTACTACAACATATTTACAATACTTATGGTTATCAAATATCAAAAAACTTTAAGGATAATGCTATTCGAGACGCTTTTGAATTAGCAGACAAGGCACTTGAAAAGCAGATACCGAAGAAAGTAAAAAACAATGGAGAGAGAATTCCGTTTGAATGGTATTGCCCTACTTGCGGAGAAATATTGTGTGATGATGGCTACAAAAATACCGACATCAAATATTGTGAGCAATGTGGTCAGGCATTAGATTGGAGGGATTAAGAATGAATGAAGAATTAAAGCCGTGTCCGTTCTGTGGTGGAAAAGCAGAAATTATAATCTTTGATGCTGAATATGGAACGGTGACTGTCGGCTGCACTAACGAAGAGTGTGACATTACTATGGGAAAAGCATTTTTCTCTGATGAAGAAGCTATTCAACACTGGAACAGGAGGGCAAACAATGAGCTTGATTGATGCTAATAAATTATTAGAACTGATAAAAGACCAGAAAGAAAGAGAGATAGGAGCATACGCAAAAGGCATAAATGCTGGTCTGAATATTGTAAAGAGTATTATCAATGATGAAACACAAACTCCAACCGCCTATGGTATTGATAAGGTTGTAGAGCGGTTGAAAATAGACTCTTCTGTAAAACTGTATGGAAGTGGCAACAGTGATAATTATCTCATTCCTGTTAAAAGAGCAATCGAAATAGTAAAGGCAGGTGGAATAGATGGCTAAGATATTAAATAAATGCCCTATTTGTGGTGCAAGATTAGAATACTCGGATTTAATGCAGTTTTCTAAAGATTATCAGATTAAATTAAATGGTAGATTGTCTAAAAATTCTAAAAAGAGCGATGTATCTCCTATGGAATGTGGATTTATAAGTTGTACTTCTTGCGATTTCCATACTAACTGTGATTTAGAGTGCGAAGAAAACCACGATATAAAAATATACCAGGAGAATGGAGTGTATATGTATGAAGATTAACGATAGATATTTATTTAAAGCAATAGATACCAATTCTGTATGGCGTACAGGCTTACTTATAGCTTTAAAAGGCAATAGATGTGCAATTGAAGAAAGTGACGGAAGCAAATGGGCGTGTGACGCTAAAACTCTTTGCCAATGCACAGGTTTAAAAGATAAGAATGGTAAGTTGATTTGGGAGAATGATATTGTCAGAGATAAAGAGGGTAATTGTTATAAAGCCTTTTGGCAGAATAACTATTATCAGTTTTCTTGGATTTGTGTCAAATCAGACATATTCCAAATCGGTACAAAGTGGGATTTATACATTTGGAGAAGTTTTGAAATAGCAGTTATCGGCAACATTTTTGACAATCCCGAATTATTAGAAAGTGAGGAATAATATGGCAAAGATATTTAGAATTAGTGGCTATTTGGTTTCCAATCGTGAAAATATTTCACTTGAGGATATATATGATGATATAAACAATGTAGGATATGCCGAAAACTGGCAGCAGTTGCATATTGAACAGTCGGAAGATTTTGACCTTGATGGCGAAGATATGCCGAACTGTGACCTTGCATTACTCACAAGACATTTTAAGGCAGATAACATCAGTACAGAATTCGACAGGCCTTTACCCAAGAAAGGCGAGAAATACAGACATTTCAAGTTAGGCAAGATTGTTACTGTTATCGGTATTTCAAGGCATACAGAAACAGAGGAAATGTCGATTGTGTATGAATATGAGGGACATATTTGGAATAGACCTCTTGAAATGTTTATGAGCGAAGTTGATAAGGGAAAATACCCGAACGCAACACAGAAATATAGATTTGAAAAGGTAGAAAGTGAGGAAAAGTAATGAATCGTGTAATTTTATGTGGAAGATTAGCAAGAGAACCAGAGGTTAGGTATTCGCAGACAGCAAATGGAAGTATGGCAGTTGCAAGATACACATTAGCTGTTGACAGAGCTTTCAAGAAAGAGGGCGAACAATCGGCAGACTTTATTAACTGTATCGCATTTGGTAAGAACGGAGAGTTTGCAGAGAAATATTTACATCAAGGCACTAAGATTATTGTTGAGGGTAGATGGCAGACAGGCAACTATACCAACAAGGACAGACAGAAAGTCTACACCAATGATTGCGTTGTTGAAAGACACGAGTTCTGCGAAAGCCGTACTAATCAGCAGAGCGGCAATAATGGAATTATGGGCGGTAACAGCAGTAATGATGGCTTTATGTCAATCCCCGACAATGTAGCTGACGAGGGATTACCATTTAATTAAGAGGTACAATTATGGATTATAAGAAGTTAAGACAGGCGAAAGCTATAGAATCAGAGAATCGAAAGCGACTTCTAAAGATAAATCCAAAGCTGAATGACAAAAGCGGAATATACTTCTTGCTCCGAGAAGATGAAAACGGCTTTAAGTTTGCTTATGTCGGACAGGCGATACATACACTTAGTAGATTGGCAAGCCACCTTGTAGGCTATGAACAGCACATAGATTTGAGTCTACGCAAACATAAGCTGTACGACAAAGAGAAAAACCCTTATGGTTGGCGAGTTGAATTTCTGAATTTCCCCGAAAGTCAGCTTGACGAGAAAGAGAAGTATTACATCAAACTGTATGCCGATAAAGGTTATCAACTTAGAAATGTCAGTTTAGGCGGTCAAGGAGAAAATCGTGATAGTGGTTCGATAGGCGTGAGAAAAGCACCTAAAGGCTATATGCAAGGCATACATCAAGGAAAAAAGGTGTTAGCGAGGGAATTATCATCTATCGCAGAAAAACACCTTATAATCCGCTTAAAGCCAGAAAAAGAGCATAATAAGGTGTCACAGAAACAGTACGAGAAGTTCATGGATTTATTGAAAGTGGGTGATTCAGAATGAGAATTTTGAGCAGTAAAGATTATTCTTGGCTTATGGACCGAATAGAAACTCTTTCCAATGAAAATGAAAGATTGCAGATGAAAGTTGATGAAATAACAAAAGAACAGCCTAACGATTGTAAAAGCAATGAGGGAAGTCGCTTTTGTGGCATTTGTGAGTTTGGCTATTTGAGAACAAGAAATCCGCTTGGGGCAGATTTTTACGCTTGCAGTAAAACAGTGTCTTGTGAAGATTTTAAGAGAAAAGAAGATAACTAACTAAAAATCAAAGAAAGGAATAGGTTGTGCGCACATAAAACCGAGGTTTCCTTTTGGTAGATTTAGAATGTATAAAAAGAAGATTAAATGTGAGATATATCGTGATTCAATGCAGAATTACAAGAAATATGCAATACCGCCAGCACAACTTATCATAGCTGATGTTCCTTATAATGTAGGAACTAACTTCTATGGAAGTAACCCAATGTGGTATAACGGTGGCGATAACAAGAATGGCGAGAGCAAACTTGCGAAAAAGGCGGCTTTCAATTCGGATTTTAACTTTAATTTGTATGAATACTTTCATTTTTGTTCAAAGATGTTGAAGAAAGAAGATACAAAACCTATCGCAAGGGGGAGAAGTAGTAATAGCCCTTGTATGATTGTATTTTGCGCATTTGAGCAGTTATCAACATTGATTGCGGCGGCAAAGAAACACGGATTCGTTAATTACATACCGCTTGTATTCTGTAAAAATTACAGTCCACAGGTACTTAAAGCTAATATGCGTATCGTAGGTGCTACGGAATATGCACTTGTATTATACCGAAATAAGTTACCGAAATTCAGAAATGGCTTGCAGATTGATGAAAAAGGAAAGAATATCAGAGGTACAGGACATATGGTGTTTAATTGGTTTGACGGCGGTAATGAAGCGGAATGGGGCAGAACTTACTATAACAATGGTTCATATATGATGTGGGAGAAAGACGGAAAAGATGTACCGAAAATTCATCCGGCACAAAAGCCTGTAGCAGTCCTTAAAAAGCTGATTGAGATTTTTACAGACGAGGGAGATGTTGTTATTGACCCTTGTTGCGGTAGCGGTAGCACGCTAAGAGCCGCCGCAGAACTTGACAGAAGTGCATACGGATTCGAGATTGACAGAAACTTTTACGAACGTGCAAAGAATGAAATGCTTGTATTTGAAAAGGACAGTCAAATGAATATAAGCGATTTTATAGGAGATACAGTATGACACAGGACGGACAGTTTGAATTAACTGACTTTTTGAGTAAAAAGATTGAGAGTAAATCTGTTATGGACTTGACAGCTTGGATAAACAGTCAAGGCAAAGCACAATATACGCAGATTGGTGAAGTTGTAAGGAATGCTTACAGTTTGAATAAAGATAGCGGAGAACTTATTGAAAAGCTTACAAATGCTGTATCGGTGTATGTTCTTAATCAGTCTATGGGATATATGGATTATTTACGAAAGGAAAGTGAATAATGAAAGACGAAGCAAAGCAGGAAATACAGATTTTACTTGACCTACTCAAAGGCAGTCTTACAAGAAATGGTGTAAGTATGGCAACGGACAGAGAGGGCAACTTAATGTTCTTTGATACATCTACCTATGTTAGAAGTAAAGGTAAGGAATTTGACGGATTCAGAGTTAATATTAATGATTTAGTGAAGTAACAATGTGACAGAACTTGAAGAGGTAATTATGGCAGGCAATTTTATTAAAATTGACAGAAAGATTTTAAAGTGGGAATGGTGGAGCGATATTAATACATTCAGACTTTTTATGTATATGTTGATAAGTGCCTATTGGAAAGACGGAAATTACAAAGGTAAGATAATTGAAAGAGGGTCTTTCCCCTCTTCAATATCTGAATTATCAAAAGAAACTAATTTGTCTGTAATGGAAATTCGTACCTCGCTAAAACACTTACAATTAACAGGCGAAATAACAAGCAAAGCAACAAACAAATTCACGATATTTACTGTGGTTAATTACAATTTGTATCAAACAGATAACAAGCAAGATAACAAACAAATAACAAGCAACTTAACAAACAATCAACAAACAGATAACATTCTATTAACAAACTCTATATTAAAAGAAAGTAAGAATGAAAGAACGGAAGAAATTAAAAAAGACAAGAATATAGAAAAAGATATTGATAAATCAATATCCAAAAAGAAAAGTTATTATCCCAATGATGAATTGCTTAATGAAGCATTTAACGAATATGTGACAATGCGTAAGAGAATTAAGAAACCTCTATGCACCGACAAGGCATTGCATAGGGCTATGAATACTCTTGAAAAGTTATCTGGTGGAGATAATGATTTGGCAGTTAAAATTCTTAATCAATCTGTTGATCATTGCTGGCAAGGCTTGTTTGAGCTGAAAGAAGATAATTCTAATAAGCAGGGCAAGAAAAATGTATTTGATGAATGGATGGAGGCGATGAAATGACAGAAGAACAGGTTGGAAAACTTCTAATGACGATACAGGCTTATTATCCTAACTACAATCCACCAGATAAGAAGGTTACTCTTAATGCTTGGTATATAATGCTTGCTGAATATCCAGAAGAATTAGTTTTGCAAGCGTTAAGAGCTTGCATTGCAACTAATACTAGCGGATTTGCACCAGATGTAGGGCAGATAATGAGCAAGATACAGACTATATCACAACCACAGGAGCTTGACGGAATGACAGCTTGGGGATTGGTTAGTAAGGCTTTAAGGAATGGCACTTATGGGGCAGTTGAAGAATTTAATAAATTACCGCCGTTAGTCAGACAAGCAGTTGGGATGCCTGACAACCTCAAAAACTGGGCTACATCAGACTATCAGACAATAGAAACAGTAATACAATCGAATTTCTTAAGAACTTATGAAACAGTTGTTAAGCGTGCGAATGAAATAAATCGTATGCCAGACGACATTAAATCACTTATCAAAAAGATGAATGCAATTTCGTATAAAGCTCAATTCCAGCAAAAATTCCAAAGAGATATAAATACACCTACAATCAAAGAAAATGTCCTTATTGGTCAAAATACAAACGTAGAAGAGTATATTGAAGCACCTAAAGAGATACAAGATAGAATTGACAGAATGAGAGGTTGATTTTCAATGGAGACAACGCCAATTAGTCCGCAGAAGAAATTATATAATTACCGCCGAGAGAATGGATTGTGCCCTAAATGCGGCAAGCCGCTTGATAGAAAAGGCTTTTATTGCGAAGAATGTAGGGAGAAGCAAACGGCTTACAGCAGAGAAACTAGAGAACTTTGCAGGCAGTTTAAAATTTGCCCGGAATGTCGTAAAAATAAACTTGTGGGTGATGAAAAGATATGCCCGGAATGTTTGGCTAACAAAGCTGTATATAGAGCTAATCACCCATTGAGTGATGATAAGCGAAGAAAAAACAATGAAGCATTTAAACAGTATTCAAAAAACTTATATGCTGAACGTAGAAAAGCTGGCATATGTGTTAGATGTGGCAAGGCTAAAGCTGTTAAGGGTAAAGCAAAGTGTTTTATATGTCAGAGTAAAGATAATGCTATCCACAGAAAAAGAACTGAAAATAGGCAAAATATAAAAGAATATCGCAAAGAAAATCACTTGTGCTATTACTGTGGAGAACCTATTAACAGACCACAAGGGCAATTGTGTCAGAAATGCTGGCAGACAGACTATGAAAGGGGTAAAAGCCTTAAGAATGATAACAGCAAGCACTACTGGCGATACGACAATCAATTTCTAAGAAAGAAGTGAAAATATGAGTAAGGCAGAACAGAAAAAGTTTAAGGAGCAAATGTTACGTGTTCAGATGAATAGAATTAGCAATGAACAGCAGAAGAAAAATTTTGAATCAGCATTAATATTAATTATGTGGGTGCTACACGATAAGTTCGGTTTCGGACAACAGAGATTAACAAAAGTACAGAGAGAACTTAAAGTACTTATAGATAACTATAATGACGGATTATTCACAGCGGAAGAGCTTGTTAATCAGTTATACGAAGAAACAGGAATAGAACATATTAAGTTTAAATAAGGAGATAGGCTTATGAAGTTTTCGGGACTGACTAAGCCGGAGCTTGATGAAATAATTGAAAATGCCAATTTTACTGATGAGGAATTGAGGATTTTTAAGTTGCTTGTGGGTAATATGAGCTTAGAACAGGTTAGTCAAAGACTTATGTTATCCAAAGCAACAATTTCAAGAAGAGTTAAGGATATAAAAATCAAGATAGAAAGGACTGATGACATGGTTAAAACAATTCCTATATGGGAAAAAGTTACATTAACAGTTGAAGAAGCGTCCGAATATAGCAATATCGGGATTAATAGAATTAGTAATATGCTTAATGAAATTAGCTGTCCATTTGTTTTAAGAGTTGGGAATAAGAGGCTTGTTAAGCGTAAGGAGTTTGAGCACTATATAGAAAAAAGTAACGAAATATAGAGATATATTGAAATATATGCCTTGATGTAGTAATATGTGGTTGTCTATATCAAGGCTTTTTTCAAAAGAAAGGAGCTTTTGAATGGGAAAAGATTTAAAAGGTAAAGAACTAGGTGTAGGATTGTCGCAGCGAAAGGACGGTGTGTATCAAGGGAGATATAAAGATAGATTTAATAAGATTAAATATATTTATGGCACAAAGTTATCAGAAGTTAAAAAAGAATTGGCTGTTGCAATAGCAGAAAATATTCAATTTACAAGCATTAGAGATGATATTAAGCTGGACGATTGGTTTAATCGTTGGATAGAAGTGTACAAAAAGAAAAGTGTACGCCCTAATACCCTTAGGGAATACACTCACATATACAATAAAAATATATCACCTTTTTTAGGAAATCGCAACATAAATTCCTTTGTTAAATCAGATATTCAAACACTAATTGATAAAATAGCTGATGACAATTATAAATATGAACGGCAGAACAAGATTAAGGTTATACTTAATGATATGTTCAGTAGAGCAATAGAAGATGACTTAATGATTAAAAATCCAGCAAAAGGTGTAAAGCTTAGGGCTGATAAAGAACTTAAAGCTTTCACACTAACAGCAAAACAACAGATAGAGTTTTTAGAAGCAAGTAAAGGGACATTTTACGATAATTTGTATAATGTGGCAGTTAATACAGGCTTGCGCCCAGGAGAACTGTTTGCACTTACACCTAATGATATACACTTAGATGAGGGGTATATTGATGTTAATAAGACACTTGTGTATCAAAAATACCTTGATGATAAGTGCAAAACTTTTCACATTGAGCCGCCTAAAACCAAACAGAGTTATAGACAAGTACCTATTAACAGCGAATGCATTAAATATCTTGAAAAGCAGTTCGAATTAAAGGATATTGTAAAGTGCAAAAGACCTAAAGAGCAGAACAATTATTTGTTTGTGACAAGTTATAACACGCCTCTCAATTCGCAGATTTATTCAGATTCAATTAAAGCTATTGTTAAGCAGATAAATCTTGCAAGAAGTTTTGATAACGAATTTCCTGTGTTTAGTGGACATACTTTAAGACATACTTTTGCTACAAGATGTTTTGAAGCAGGTGTGCAGGCAAAAGTTGTTCAATCATATTTAGGTCATGCAACTCTTAAAATGACAATGGATTTATATACACACGTAACAGAAGAAAGAGCGGCAGTAGATATTGAAAGAATTGTGAAAGACAAGGACAACATTGTTGATTTTAAAAAAAGTGCTGTGTAGTAAGTGTGTAGTACTACACACATTAAAATTGAAAAAACCACAAAACAATGGGGGTTAAGATGTATAATATATTTAACTTGGAAAACTTATTACGTATA